TGCCGCCGGCCGCAACCCCGCCGCCGCCCCGGCTGCACGTCCTGCCGCGCCCGCCGCCAGCCCTGCCGCGCCAGCAGCTGGCCCGGCAGCCCCGCCCACCGCCGGCGTCACGGACGCCAGCGGCCGCCCGATCCCGACCCGCGTGCCGGGTGCGACCGGCGGCATGACCCCGTCGCCGTCGGCCGGCACCGTGCGTCCCGACGTCGGCGCGATGCGCGCCACGATGGGCCTGCCGCCGACCCCACCGGGCGCCGCCCCGGCCGCCGGCGCCGCCGCTGGCGCTGCCGGTATCGCCGCCGCTGGCCGCGCTGCAGGCGCCGCACCCGCGGCCGCCGCCGCTGCCCCTGCAGCTGCCCCCGCCGCAGGCGCCGCCGCCGATGCCGCCGCCCGCGCACGCACGGCCGCCGGTGTCGCCGGTGCCGCCGGCCGCGCAGCTGGTGCGGGTGCCCCGGCCGCTGCCGCCCCGGCCGCCGCCGCTGCCGCCCCGGCCGCCGAAGCGGGCGCCGGCGCCAATGCCACGCGCCTGGCGCGCACCTCCTACAACGTCGGCAAGTTCGTCGGCAACAACCGGGCAATCCTCGGGAAAGCCGGCGTTGCCGGCGCCGGCGCCCAGGTGATCTCGCATTTCAACGACTACAAGCTGAACGAGCCGGACGTCGACTCGTCGGCCGGCGGCACCCTGAAAGCCCTGTTCACCGGCGACTTTTCCGGCGCCGGCAAGAGCGCCCTCAAGGGCCTCAAGGAAGCGGCGATGGACGTCGGTTCGGCCGCCGCCAACGCTGCCGACTACGTCATCCCGGGCAATGCCCCGGTCTCGCGCGCCTACGACCAGATGCTGCATGAGAAGCTGGGCGACAAGCTGGTGCCGGACAAGTCCGTGATCGCCGACATGGCGCGCGGCCAGCCCGCCCCCGCCGCCAAGCCGGTCCCGGCCGCCGCACCCGAGGCCGCGAAACCCGTCGAGAAACCGGCCGCACCCGAGGCCGCGAAACCGGCCGCGAAGGAGGGCGCCAAGCCCGCCGCCGCTCAGGCGCCGCAGCCGAACCTGTCCAACATGGCCGCCAACGCCCGCGACGAGGCGCTCGGCGCGATCGACAACGAGGAAGCGGCCGACCCGCGCGCCGTCTACTACGAGACCGTCAACCACAAGGACGGCACCACGACCTACGAGACGCGCGACCGTGGCCAGATCGTGGTCAAGGAAGGCGCCCAGCTCAGCCCCGAGGACCAGCAGCGCATCGAAACCTATAAGGGTCGTCAGTCCCAGCGCGACGGGATCGAGCAGCGTTACCAGCAGATGCTGCAGCACCTGCAGGGCGGCGGCGACGGCATGGTCCCGGCCAGCCCGGTCGCCAACGCCGCGCGCAGCGCTGGCCAGGCCCCGAGCAATCCGAAGTTCGAGCAGGCCCTGGGTGCGGAAGGCGCCGACGGTGACTTCGCCGTCTTTGCGCGCTCGCTGATCGGGCAGGAAAGCAGCAACGGCAAGAACACCAAGACCAGCAACCGCGGCGCGGTGGGGCCGATGCAGGTCCGTCCGGGCACCTTCGGCGACATGGCCGACAAGGGCTGGGACATCAACAACGAGGACCACAACATGCGTGCCGGCATCCGCTACGCCAGGATGATGTGGGAAAAGGCCGGTGGCGATCCGGCCCTGGCCGCGGCCGGCTACTACGGCGGTCCGGGCGGGCTGGAAAAGGCCCGCGCCGGCCATGCCGTACGCGATCCGAAGAACCCGAACGCCCCGGACACCCTGCAGTACGGCAAGCAGGTGGCCGCGCGCATGGGACAAGGCGCCCAGGCCGCTCCCGCGCAGGCGGCAGCTGCCCCGGCCTACGGCGCGCGCGACTTCCGCAACCCGCTGGACGGCGCCGTCGAGGTCATCAACATGGGCGGCAACGCCGAACGGTCGATGTACCTCCCGGGCAAGGGCGGCGACGTCCGCTCGGGCCTGACGCCCGAGGCGTACAGCACGCTGCAGACCGCCATACGCAACAACCCGGCGCTGGCCGAGCGCATGGTGGTGAACAACAGCGGCGTGGCTGTCGACGGCATGGCGATGCCGCTGAACGTCATCGCCGGCGGCGACGGCCTGATGGCGCAGTACGCGCGCAGCACCGCGCAAGGCCAGCGCATCGCGGCCAACCCGACCGCCGGCAAGCTCGCCGAGCACGCGCTGCAGGGCGAATACACCAACCGCGGGCACCAGATCCAGGGCGAGTCGAACGAACGCGTCGCCAAGACCCAGGCCGAGGCACAGATGGAAGCGCACCGTATACACACTGCGGGCGGTGGTGTCAACCAGGAGACTGGACAGCCAATGCCGACTAACATCTTCGACCAGAAGAAGATGGACTGGATCACTCCCCCTCGTAGTGTTCCGCCCAAGGCCGTGGCGATCCAGCAGGCGCGCGAATCGCTCAAGCGCGGCAGCAAGCTCGAGGACGTCAACGCAATTCTGCATGGTTACGGCTACGAGCCGATCACCCAGTAAGGACCGGACGCTATGGCAAACGACAACAAGGATCTGGGCGACTTCGCCGCGATCACCCCTGGCACGCAACCCGACCTGGGCGAGTTCGCCAAGATCACGCCCAACGGCGGCAAGCCGCGCAGCGCGATCGGCGAGATCGGCAACCAGCTCAAGGCCGGTATGCTGGTCGACCTGCCGAAGATGGCGGGCCAGGCGATCCAGTACACGTCCGATCCTGGTCGTCCTGTCTATGAGTTCGGCAAGAGCATCGCCGACTACGCGCGCGAGCAGGAAGCGCGCCCCGACCTGCAGCCGCAGGAATACGACCACAACGTCGTGACCAACACGCTCGCCTCGGGCGCGCGCATGATCCCGCAGTCGATCATCCCGGCCGCCGGTGTCGGCCTGATCGCGTCCGGCGCTGGCGCTGGCGCTGGCGCCGCGCTGCTGGCCGGTTCCGTGCTGGGCGCGGCCCCGGCCGGCATGGCGCAGGCCGAGGACACGCTGGAAAAGGCCCGCGCCAAGGGCGACATTTCCGAAGCGGACGCGCTGTCCGCCGCCCGCAAGACCGGCCTGATCGAGTGGGGCGGTGAGACCGTCGGCAACTACCTCGGCGGCAAGATGTTCGGCCTGGCCGGGCGCGCCATCGGCAAGACCACCGGCACCGCCGCCGAGCGTGCGCTGCAGGAAGCGACCAACACGCAGGTGCTCAAGCCGTGGATGCGCCAGCTGCCCGAGACCATCATCGGCGAAGTCGGCACGGAAATGGGCCAGAACGCGGGCGAAGCCTACGTCGAGCAGCAGGCCGGGATCGACAACCACGCGCCGTGGGACGCCGCCAAGGAAGCGATTCTGCCGACCATCGGCATGACCGCGCTGCTGGCCCCGTTCGGCCTGGCCGGCATGGGCGTGAACGCGCACCGCCAGCAGCAACGTAACGACGTCCTGACCTCGCCGGATGCCGACCAGAACTCGCGCACCCGCATCGCCGCCGAGATCGCGCCCGAAATCGAGAAGGTCGACCGCCAGGCCGCGGCGAATTTCCGCGTCAACGCAGCCCGCGCCATTTCGTCGAACCAGCCGCTGACGCTGGACTCGTCGCTGTTCGCCGACCCGGCGGCCGCCCCGCCCGCGCCAAGCGCCCCCGCCGCCCAGCCGGCCATCAACCCGGCCGACGCGCCGGACGCCGGCACCGACGTGGTGCCGCAGAACGCGATGACGGCCGCTGCCAGCCTGGTGCAGCCGATGCTGCCGATGCGCCAGGAGGGCGCCCAGAAGCAGGCCGAGGAACGCACCCGCACCACCGGCATCCCGCACGAGGTCGTGCCGCACCCGAGCGCGGCCGGCATGTTCGGCGTGCGCGCGGTCCAGGACCCGGCGCTCGAACAGGGCGCAGCCCCGGCCGCCGAGGCGCCGCCGCTCGATCCTGCCGCGCCGGCGACCCCGGCCGCCCCGGTCGGCCTGCAGATCGGCGAGACCGTGCAGGCGACGATCAACGGCGAGGACGTGTTCCCGGAGGGCACCCGCATCACCGGGTTCTCGCCGAACGGCAAGTTCGTGCTGGTCGAAGGTTCGACCGCCGGCATCCCGATCGAGAACATCACCCGCCTCGACCCGGCCGCCGCCGCCGCGATCGAGCTTGGTGCGCACGAGGCCGCCACCAGCCCGCAGAACGACCGCCCGGAGCCGTCCGAGGCCCAGAAACACGCCGGCAACTACAAGAAAGGCCCGGCCGAGCTGCAGGGCCTGCCGCTGATGATCGAGAACCCGGTCGGCTCGACCCGCACCGGCACCGACCCGGACGGCACGCCGTGGTCGACCACCATGAGCGACCACTACGGCTACATCCGTGGCACCAAGGGGTCCGACGGCAAGGAGCTGGACATCTACGTCGGCCCGAACCCGGCCAGCCACCATGTGTTCGTGGTCGACCAGATGAACCAGGACACCGGCGAATACGACGAGCACAAGATCATGCTCGGCTACAACTCGCCCGAGCAGGCCCAGCGCGCCTACGAGGCGCACTACACGCAGGGCTGGCAGGGCGGCGAGAACGTCACCGCCACCACCGTCGACGGCCTCAAGGAATGGCTCAAGGGCGACACCACCCAGCCGTTCAATCCGGCCTACTACCCGGACATGCAGATCCCGGCCGGACCGGACCTGTTCAACACCGAGCAGGCCGCGCCGCCAGCCGTCACCACCGAGGCCCCGGCCGCGCCGCAGCAGCCGCAAGACAGGGAGCAGATCGCCCGCGACACGCTGCGCGAGCTGGGCCAGATCTCGAACGATCACTTCGGCGGCAACCACCCGAACGCGATCGACTTCGGCACCGCCGACGGCACGTTCGCCGGCCTGGGCACCCTGAACATGGACGAGCAGGGCAACATCGTCCTGCGCCGCTTTGCCTACAACGAGGACCATGTCCTCAAGAACGGCAAGCCCGCCAGCCTGCAGGAAATGATGGATGCTTCGCTGTTTTCCGGCTCGACCCCGGACGCCGGCGCGGTGCCGACCTCGGGCCTGGCTTCGTTCCATGACGCCTACAGCAAGCGTGCGTACGACGCGATTTTCCGCATCCAGCCGCAGGAACTGGTCGAGCTGGCCAGGCAGGGCAAGGCGGTGCTCGGCAACCTGAGCGAGGGCGAGGTCCTGCTGTCCGGCGACATCGCGGGCAAGTACCTGAGCGAACTGAACGGCAAGCCGGTCACGCCGGAAGAACTTCAGCGCCTGACCAAGCCGGCCGGGCGGATGCAGGGCGCGGCGCTGACCGAGGACGAGCTGAACGCCGCGTTCGACCAGGCCGAAAACGAGCTGGCGCAGGAGCAGGAGCAGCCGCCGCAGGGCGCTTATGAACGCTACAAGGAGATCATGACGCGCGGCGGCAGCGGCACGGCCAAGCTGGTCGACGAGATCCGCCGCAGCGACGAGCTGACCGACGCCCAGGTGCAGGAGCTGGTCGGGCTGCCGAAGATCGACAAGGCCGCCGAGGAGAAAAGCCGCGCCGACAGCGCCGCGTTCGGCCAGCGCGCCGCCGAGATCCTGTCGACCCTGAAAAGCCTGAAAACCCCGGACGCCATCGCCAGCGCCCAGCAGACCCTGTCCACGCTGGCCGACGACATGGACGCGGTGAACGACCGCTTCCGCAACCTGGTGCGCAAGGCCGCCGACGAGATCCCGGCGTGGATGCCGCACAACCTCGGCCAGGCCGGTGACGCCGAGCGCCAGGCCGCCAACCGCGTCAAGAACACGCTCGAAGGCGTGGCCAACTTCGGCAAGAACGTCACCGCGCCGGAACACGCCGGCAACGAATTCAAGGAGTTCGACCCGAACAACAGGTTCGAGCCGACCGCCTCGCCCGAGGACGCGATCGGCGAGGCCGAGATCGACGAGCGCGTGATCCCGCTCACGATGGACGCGAGCGACTTCAAGGAAGTCACCGACGAGTGGGCGTCGCTGTTCGCCGCCCCCGGCCAGAAGGTCATCACCGAGCAGCGCGCCAAGCAGGCCGGCGTCATGTCGCAGGAAGAAGCGGCCGCCCAGCTGGCCAAGTGGAAGGAACACGTCGCCAAGCAGGCGGAGGAGCACCGCGGCGAGAACTCCCAGCGCACGATCCTGTCGCTGTTCGACCTGTCGGGCGAGTGGTCCAAGCCGTGGCGCGAAGCCGGCTACAACGTCGTCACCTTCGACATCCAGACCGGCCAGGACGTGAACGACTTCTCGGTCGAATACTTCACCGACGAGTGGGACCTGAGCGACGTCTACGGCATCCTGGCGGCCGCGCCGTGCACCGACTTCACCCACGCCGCCTCGCGCCTGTGGGCCGTGAAGGACGCCGACGGCCGCACCGAGGCCTCGAAGGAGCTGGTGCTGCAGACCCTGCGCACCATCGAATATTTCCGTCCGAAGTTCTGGGCGCTGGAAAACCCGAGCGGCGGCCGGATCGAGAAAGTCACCGGCCTGCCGTCGCCGCGCCTGTCGTTCCAGCCGCACCACTTCGGCAACCCGGAGACCAAGCCGACCGCCCTGTTCGGCAAGTTCAACCCGGAGCTGCCGCTGGCGAACGTCGCCCCGACCGGCAGCAAGACCGACAAGGTCGGCGGCAAGAGCATCGAGACCAAGAACGAGCGCTCGGAGACCCCGGAAGGGTTCGCCTATGCGTTCTTCATGGCCAACAACTACATCGACCAGACGCCCGAGCAGCGCCTGGTCGGCGACTTCCCCGAGCTGTCCGGCGCCGTCAAGGGCGCGCTCAAGGCCGGCATGGACGAAGAAGCGATCCGCGACGTCGTCACCCGCACCTACGAGGACGGCGACCCGGATGCGGCCCGCAACGAGCTGGTGCAGGCCGTGGCCGACCACGTCAAGGAGAACGGCGCCCCGGCCAAGCCGGCCGGGGTCGACTACCCGAACCGCCGCCTGGGTTTCCAGAAGGCGGCCACGGACGAGGCCGACGCCTACAACGACCACGCCTGGGCCAACATCGCCGCGGCCAACATGAAGGTCGGCGACAAGTTCGATCTGGGCGGCAAGCAGCAGAGCGTCGAGTCGATCAGCGACAAGACCCTGAAACTCAAGGATGCGGACGGCAAGACCCGCACCCTGAACCCGGACGGCGTGGCGTGGGACCAGTTCAAGCGCGACCTGGCCGGCCAGCTGGTGGTCGAGAACCTGCAGGCCAACAACATCATGAAGCCGGCGCGCCCGCTGATCGACATCCTGCGCCGCGATCCGGCCGTGCACGTCGACAGCAAGGGGTCCGTCTACCTGCGCGACGGCGGCCTGGTGCCGGCCGCGCAGCAGGAAGAGAAGGGCGCGGCCGACCCGCACGAGACCGCGCGCCGCGCCAAGCTGGACGAGGAAAAGGCCGAATTCGCCTGGGACATGGTCGAGCAGGCCAGCCAGAAGCTGACCGACGACGCCGACGTCGCCCGCCTGCAGCCGCTGGCCGACGAGTACAAGGGCGCCGCCGCCGAGCACCGCAAGGCCAAGGAAGCCGCCCTCAAGCAGCTCGACGAGAAGGGGCGCAAGGCGTTCGACCAGAAACAGAAGGCGCGCGAGGAGCAGGACACCGCCGAGGTGGCCAAGACCGCCGACGCGGTAACGGCCGCGATCGAGAAGGCGCTGGGCCGCAAACTGGACGCCGGGCAGGCAGCGCCGTCGGACCACGCCAAGTGGAACCAGGACCGCGAGGACCGGATCGCCGCGTCCCGCGAGGCCGGCCACACCCACCTGGACAAGCTGGAAAAGACTGTCGAGGCGATGCGTGGCAAGCCGTTCTACAACGTCCACGACCCGAAAGAGCGTGGCGTGGTGCGCTCCGTCGACCTCCACGGCAACGTGGTCGTGGACTGGAACGATGAATACTCGGGCGAGAAGAACCTGGTCAGCAAGCAGGTCGAGAAGGGCAAGCAGGTGTGGCGCTCGGTCCTGTCGCCGAGCGACCTGAAAGACTACGTGGTCGGCATGGCGAAAGCCGAGCAGGCGCCGGCCGCGACCGAGGAGGCCGCCAAACCCGGCAAGTTCCGCGCGTTCACCGAGGCCGAGAAGAAGGCGATCGGCGGCATCAGCCTTGGCACCGCCAACGCGGTCAACAAGGAACTCGAGCTGGGCATCCCCGGCATCATCCGTCCGAACACGGTCGAGCTGGTGCGCAACAAGCTGCTGGCGCTGGACCCCGAAGCGGTGCGCCCGTACATCGACACCCGCGCCGAGGAGCACGAGCGCAGCTGGGCTGAAAATCACCCGATCGTCGAGAACCAGAAGAAGATCCACGTCTACGACGAGAAGGACGCCAAGCCGCTGCTGATCGTGGCCTGCGCCGACGAGAAGCTGGCGGGCAATCACAAGGCGATCGACCTGTACAAGGGCGCGCTGTTCGACGTGCTGCGCAAGTGGATGCCGCGTGACGCGATGGACGTCTACATCCTGTCGGCGAAGCACGGCCTGGTGCACGCCGACACGCTGATCGACAGCTACGACCAGAAGATCACTGCCGCGCGCCAGAAGGAGCTGATCGCCAGCGGCGCGAACCTCGACCTGTTCAAGGACAGGAACTTCAGCGAGGTCTACATCGCCGGCAGCCAGCCGTACACCGAGGTCGGCCGCGTCTACGCCGAGCAGCTGCGCGCGGCCGGCTTCGTCGGCCCCGACGCCCGGGTGCAGGCGACCGTCGGCTTTATCGGCCAGCAGCGCGGCCAGTTCGGCGAGTACCTGCGCAAGGTGCAGGAAGCGAAGGGCACGCTGCCGGCCAATCCGGCCCCGCTGGAAGTCGGCGTGCGCGTGCGCATCAAGCGCCTGACCAAGGCCCCGGTCGCGGGCGTGTCGCTGAAAGACGCCAACCGCTTCGCCGGCCGCATGGGCACGGTCGAGCGCGAAATGATCGTCGGCGAGAACCGATATTTCATCGTCAACCTGGACGACACCCCGGAAAAGGTCGAGCGCCAGCAGGAATTCCACAGCGGTTTCCTCGACGTCCTGACCCCGGCCGAGCAGGCCGCGCCGGGCGAGCTGGCCGACGACGTCGAGAAGCGCAAGGCGCAGATCCGCGAGCAGGTCGAAGCCACGCTGGGCGCCGACAAGCAGCTGGTGGCGCAGGCTGACCTGGTCGGCACCGGCAACCGCTTCGTCGACTTCAAGGACAGCTACAAGGCCGCGTTCGAGAGGACGCTGGCCCAGATGGCCAAGGACGGGAAGATCGAGGCGCGCGACGTCCAGATGTTCACCGACAGCCTCGACAAGCTGCCCGGCTATCTTGACCGCGCCGCGCGCCAGTTCATCAACGACCACCACGGCCCGGACAACCAGGAACTGTCCTCGCTCAAGCACAAGTGGGGCTATACCGACGAGAACGTACCGAAGGACGGCCGCTTCCCGGACTACGAGACCGCGCTGAAATTCGACAACAAGCGCAGCGGCAAGGAACAGTTCTCGTTCGAGATCCAGGTGGCGCAGGGGCCGAACGGCCGCTGGGTCGTCTCGTCCGGCTACCAGCAGGGCGGCCAGACCGGCAACGCCACCGGCATCGGGATGATCCCGCCGGCGCTGACCTCGGAAGCGCACCGCAGCCGCATGCTGGCCATCGAGGCCGGCGGCGAGGCGATCCGCCAGCATCTGCTTGCGAACGGCAAGGAGTCGCCGCGCACGATTGGCCAGATCCTGACCGCGATCACCAAGCTGAAACTGCTGGACGAGCTGCGCGACAAGGCGGCCGCGCTGGCCGCGCGCGCCGAGGCCGTCGGGGCACAGAAGCTGGCCGGCCAGATCCGCGAGGTCGGCCGCGACATGCAGCCCAACGACGTCAACCTGACCCGCAAGCGCGTCGACGAGACGATCGCCGGGCGCGAGAAACTGGTCCGCGCCGCCGAGAAGCGCGCGGAAAAGAAAGCCGCCGAGAAAGCCGCCAAGGCCGAACCGAAGGCCGACCCCAAACCGGAGCCGGTCGCGCCCGAAGCGCCGCCGGCGAAGGGGGACGCGCCGGGCACCCGCCGCTTCCCGAAGTCCGTGCGCACCGCGATCGCCACGCGCCTGCAGCAGGTGCTGGACGGTTTCACCGCCGACCGCAACACCCGCGAAGGTCGCGCCCGGTCGATCATGCGCAGCGCGATCGAGGAGCTGGGCAAGGAAAAGACCGTCATCGACGTCGCCGACCAGCTGCGCGATGCGTCCAGCGACCTGTTCAAGCAGTTCAAGGTGCAGGCCGACGTGCTCGACGAGATCGCCGGCCAGCTCGACGCGGCCGAGGACCAGCAGGACCCGGCCGAGAACCAGCAGGCCCCGGCCGAGGACGACGGCGCCCTGGCCGGCTCGCGCCCGATGTCGCCCAAGCAGTTCGAGACCGACCTGAAAGATCACGGCAAGCTGCGCTTCGGCGAAGCGACCTACGAGGTCAAGCCGGCCGGCCGCGGCGGCTTCGGCCGCATCCAGGCCGACACCTATATTGTCGAAGCCAGCTACCCGCACAGCAACAAGGTCATCGGGTTCCAGCAGAACCTGTCGCTGCAGCAGGCGGTCGAGGCCGCCCGCGTTGACGCGTTCGACTGGTGGGACAACCGCCGCGTCAAGGAAGCCGAGTTCGCCAAGAAGCGCGAGAAGCTGGTGCGCGCCGGCCAGCGCGAGCTGTTCGGGCTGTTCTCGAAGGACCCGGATCTGATGAGGATCGCGGCCGACGCCGGCCTGCCGGTCGAGGTCGACGCCGCCGCGCGCCGCGCGATCGTGGACTGGGTCGCCGCCGAAAAGGCCGCTGCCGACCTCGATCCCGACCGCAAGCTGATGCTGGACAACATCGTCATCGGCGGCCGCGTGACGTTCCCGTCGGAGTGGTTCGACTCGCTGCGCAAGTACCTGAAACGTGCCGCCAAGCGCGCCGAGAAGGAGCTGGACCGCGACCCGGCCGTGTACCAGGCCGAGCTGATCCGCTCGGCGCAGCTGGTCGGCCTGCCGCCCGAGAGCGTGGGCGTGTTCAAGCTGGGCTTCGACCACGCGCTGGCCGGCAAGACCAAGTCGACCCTGCCGCCGTCGACCATGATGGCGCAGGGCTATGACGCCGGCGCCGCGTGGATGAAATCGGACGAGGGCCAAGCCTGGTTCACCGGCCGCCGCGGCAAGAAGCTGGAAAACACCGGCGCCGACCTGCGCCGCTGGTTCGACGAATCCAAGCGCAAGATCAAGGAAGTCACGGCCGACAACCTGACCGCGTCCTACGAGATCATCAAGGGCCAGGCCTCGCGCGTGGAGGCGTTCGCCAACGTCGCCGGCCCCGGCGCCACGCCCGGCACCAAGCGCTACATCACGGCCGTGCGCGACAGCCTGCGTCCGTTCCAGGAATGGCTGCTCGAAAACGGCCCGCTGCAGACCCTGTACGGCGAGACCGGCTACCGCGAGAGCGAGTCGTTCAGGATCACCCGCTTCCTCGACGGCCGCGCCTACCCGATGACGTACGACGCCACCGGCAAGCGCGTCAGCATGGAGGACGCCACGGCGCAGGAACGCCTCGAGCTGCTGCAGGAGGCCGCCGCCACCTACAACGCCCGCCTGCAGGGGCTGGCCGAGGCGATGAGCGGCGCGACCACGGTCGAGGAGGCCGCCCGCGCCTACCAGGGCTACCTCGTCAAGAACAAGGACGAGTACGTCTACAGCAGCACCCGCCTGACCGAGGCCGGCAAGGAAATCGACCGCCTGGTGCGCGGCCGCGTCCACGACCTGGAACCGGACACCCGCGAGGTCGAGAACCTCATCAAGACGCAGAACGAGCCGGACGGCCCGAGCAACCGCAAGCAGGCGCTGATGGTGCCGAAACTCGACCACGTCGTGCGCGAGGGCGAGAAGCTGCAGGATTACCGCAAGGGCGAGAACGTCACGCCGCAGCAGATGAAGGACACGTTCGGCTTCGCCGACGTCGGTTTCGGCAAGTGGGTCGGCGCCAAGCAGGACCAGGACCACCTGAACTACGCCTATGACGCGTTCATGGACCTGGCCAAGCTGCTCGGGATCGACCCCAAGCACATCGGCCTGGGCGGTTCGCTGCACTTCACGATCGGCGCACTCGGCCACGGCCGCCACGCCGCGCACTTCCAGGCCAGGCAGCCGCACCCGAACGGCGGCACCGTGCCGGTCATCAACGTCACCAACACCAAGGGCGACGGCACCGTGGCGCACGAGTGGTTCCACGCGCTCGACCACGCGCTGAGCGAGCAGTGGCACGGCAGCAGCTGGGTCCAGCATGAGGCCGTGCAGCGCGTCGTCCGACTGCTGTCGACCAGCCGCGACATCGAGTTCCTGGTGAAGAAGCTGCCGCTGGCCGTCAGCGGCCAGTCGTTCATGCGCTATGGCCGCCGCAACACGCCGATCCACAACCTCAAGACCGAGGCCGGCCTGATCGAGAACGCCGAGGCGGTCCTGCGCTACGACGCCGGCCGCCAGGGCGGCCGCCCGACCGACTACAAGAAGAACGCCGACGCGATGGGCGAGGACTACTGGGGCAACCCGAAGGAGCTGCTGGCGCGCGCCGCCGAGGCCTGGGTCCACGACACCCTGGGCGGCACCTCGAACTACCTGGTCAACCCGGCATGGGTCGGCGAGGGCAAGGTCAAGGCGCCGCAGTACAAGGGCGCGCCGTATCCGATGGGCGAGGAAAGGAAACTGTTCAACGATGCGCTCGGCGCGCTGGTGAAGGCGCTGCGCTTCAACGACAAGGGCGTCACCCTCGACAAGGAAACGTTCGACAAGGAATTCCCGGACCTCGACCGCCAGTTCAAGGAAGCCTACGAATCCCTCAAGGCCCAGATCCCGTCGATGGTGCGCGCGCACCTGGCCGAGAAGGAAGCGCGCAAGGTGGCCCAGAAGTACGCCAAGGACGAGGCCGAGCGCGCCAAGCAGGCCGAGGCGCTGGCGGCCCAGAAGGCGAAAGAGCAGGCCGAGCGCGATGCCGCGGAGGCACGCCTGCGCGAGGAGCTGGAAAAGCAGCAGCAGCAGCCGGTCGAGCCGCCTAGCGGTCCGCTCTCCGAGGGCGACCTGGAAGCGCTGTTCGACCAGGCCGAAAGCGAGCTGGCCGAGGAGCAGCAGGAGCAGCCCGAGGCGAAAGACCCGGGCGAAGCCACCCAGGCCGACCACTGGACGCAGGAGGATTACCAGCACCTGCTGCAACTGATCGACGACGGCCAGGTGTTCCTGCTGGCCGATCCGTCGCGCGGCCTGTCGATCATCCACGACATGCCGGGCCAGTACACCGAGCACAAGGGTTTCGGCCTGTTCCACACCAAGACCCCCGAGTACGACGTCACCTGGGACGGCGGCGGCGAAATGCGCCAGACCCCGGGCGGCAAGTCGTACACGCTGGTGTCGATCAAGGAAGGGCGCGAAGCGTTCCTCAAGGCGATCAACTGGGACCAGGCCAAGACCCGCCTGCAGGCGAAACTGATCGTCAAGACCGGCCCGAAAGCCGCGCCGACCCTGTCGGCCGAGCAGGAAAAGAGCGCCAAGCAGCTGATCGGCGAGGCCGCCAAACTCGGCGTCACCGGCATCGAGGAGTCGCTGAAAGGCCTGATCCAGCTGTTCGGTGGCAACGCCCTGAAATCGTTCCCGGCCGGCTTCGACGAGGAGTCCTACAAAGCCGCGAAGCCGCACTTCGAGAAGGCGCTGGCCGCGTTCCAGGCCGCCGGCAAGACGCTGGTCGACCTGTTCAAGATGCTGATCCAGCACTTCGGCCCCGGCATCCGCCCGTACGCGATCCAGTTCGCCAAGGAGCAGGGCCTGTCGGCCAACCTGGCCCCGCCGGTGTCGGCGACCGAGAAGATCGCCAAGTGGGTCGAGCAGCGCCTGCAGGCGAAGGAGACGTTCGGCTCGGCCCCGCTGTTCAAGGTGGCCGACGAAGCGTTCGGCGGCACCCAGGCCGAAGGCAAGTATTCGGTCAAGGACGCGTACGACGCGATGGAAGCGGGCATGAACCGCCACATCCTGGCCCAGGGCATCACCCCGGATGGCGCCGCGACCGACGCCGTGCACAAGATCGAGGAACTGGACGGCTGGACCCAGCGCCTGGCGACCCAGACCCGCCGCACCGAGGAAATGGACGAGTACCAGCAGTTCTCGACCCCGCCGTCGGAAGCGTTCGCCGCGGCCTGGCTGGCCAACATCCGCCCCGGCGAAGTCGTGCTCGAGCCGTCGGCCGGCACCGGCAGCCTGGCGATCTACGCCAAGCTGGCTGGCGCCGACGTCGTCGTCAACGAGCTGTCGTCGCGCCGCGCCGAGGTCCTGAAAACCGTGCTGCCCGAGGCGCGCCTGTTCCAGGAGAACGCCGAGCAGCTGCACAACATCCTGCCGGCCGACGTCAAGCCGAGCGTGATCCTGATGAACCCGCCGTTCTCGGCGACCGCCGGGCGCATGCAGGGCGCGCGCGACACCAACAACGGCGCCACCCACATCGAACAGGCCCTCAAACGCCTGCAGGAGGGCGGGCGTCTGGTGGCGATCGTCGGCAGCGGCATGGCCGCCGACCGTCCGGCGTTCAAGAGCTGGTGGACCAAGATCCGCCAGGACTATAATGTACGCGTCAACATCACCGTCGACGGCAGCAACTATGCCAAGTACGGCACGACGTTCGACAACCAGATCCTGGTCATCGACAAGACCGGCCCGACCACGGCCGCGGTCGTCACCGGCGAGGTGAAAACGCTGGCCGAACTGCCGGCACTGCTGGAAGGTATCCGCAATGAACGAAAAGCTGCTGAAGGTACGGATGGCGCGCACCCTTCTGGTCAACCAGATGCCGATCAACAGGGCGGCGATCGAGTTCCTGCCGGGCAAGAAGCCGCTGGCGACCGAGCCGGCGGTGCTGACGCTGATCCGGTGGGGACTGGACAACGGGATCAATCCGATTCCGGTGGCGCCGGGCTACCCGGACATCGACAGGATGGAAGCGCAGGTGGACGCGATGGCGAACAGGTGGGAGCCAAGGCGGGCGGTGAGGTTTCTGACCAACCCGGAAAGCCAGGACCCGCTGGACGTGGTGCTAACGGCCGAGGAACTGGCGGCCTCGGAAACACCCGAGGACGCAGCGGAACTGCTGATCGAGAATCTGTACCACGCGATGGTGGCCAACAGCCCGTAACGGGCGAAGTCACGGTCGAGGCGTCCGACCAGGCCGCCGCCACCGGCGAGCTGTCGGACGCGATCTTCGAGAACTACACCCCGCAGCGGCTAATGATCCCGGGCGCCAAGCCGCACCCGGGCAAGCTGGTCCAGTCCGCCGCCATGTCGGCCGTGCTGCCCCCAAGCCCGTCCTACTCCCCGAACCTGCCGAAAGCCGTGATCGAGAAGGGCCTGCTGTCGCTGGCCCAGCTCGAGGCGGTGGTCTACGCCGGCCAGGCGCACCAGCAGATGCTGCCGGGCGGCGAGGTTCGCCGCGGCTTCTTCATCGGCGACGGGACCGGCGTCGGAAAAGGCCGAGAGATCGCCGGCATCCTGCTGGACAACCAGCGCCAGGGCCGCAAGAAAGCGGTCTGGCTGTCGGCCAAGCAGGGCCTGCTGCGCGATGCGAAGCGCGACTTCGCGGGCGTCTCGGGCAACCCCGACCACATCCTGGCGCACAACAAGGTCAAGGCCGGCGAGAAGATCGACGCCGACAGCGGCATCCTGTTCACGACCTACGACACGCTGCGCATGGGCAGCGACATCAAGAACAACGCCCCGGGCCTGGCCGGCCCCGGCACCATGAGCGCCGAGCAGCTCAAGGCCACCTACCCGAAAGGCACGCCGATCGAGTGGCGCGGCCGCAGCGGCACCCTCGAATCGTGGGATACGCGCGGCCACAAGGCCAAGATCTCCCTGCCCAACGGCGTGCAGACGACCGTGCGCTTCGACGAGCTGAAGGTGAACGGCCAGAGCGGCTGGGGCGGGATCGAGCACGTCAAGAACGACAAGAAGCTCGACTCCAAGTCGCGCCTGAACCAGATCGTCGAGTGGCTGGGCAAGGATTTTGATGGCGTGATTGCGTTCGACGAAGCCCACAAGATGGGCAACGTGCTCGAACGCAAGGGCAAGCGCGGCAAAACGAAACCGTCGGCCACCGCGCTGGCCGGCGTGGCGCTGCAGGAAGCGCTGCCGAAGGCGCGCATCGTCTACGTCTCGGCGACCGGCGCCACCGAAGTGCACAACCTGGCCTACGCGACCCGCCTCGGCCTGTGGGGCGAGGGCAGCGCGTTCGCCAAGGTGACGGACTTCGTCGGCGGCATCGAATCCGGCGGCGTGGCGGCGATGGAACTGGTCTCGCGCGACATGAAGGCCCAGGGTTCGTACCTGGCCAGGTCCCTGTCGTTCGACGGCGTCACCTACGACCGCCTCGAGCACCAGCTGACCCCGCTGCAGAACGACATCTACAACGAGCTGGCGCGCGCCTGGCAGGGCGTGCTGCAAAACGTCAACGCCGCGTTGGAGGCCACGCTGCAGAACAAGGACCCGAAGGCGAAAAGCAACGCCCTGTCCGCGTTCTGGGGCAACCACCAGCGCTTCTTCAGCCACATCATCACGGCCATGCAGATGCCGACGATCATCGAGGCCGCCCAGCGCGACCTGGACAACGGCCACGCGGTCGTGATGCAGCTGGTGAACACCAACCAGGCCGAGCAGGACCGCCAGGCCGCCAAGATGGCCAACGACGACGAGGCGATCCCCGAGGACTTCGACTTCACCCCGCGCGACACGCTGCTGAACTATGTGCGCCACTCGTTCCCGGTGCAGCAGCACGAGGAGTACACCGACGAGGAGGGCAACAAGCACACCCGCCCGGTCGTCGACTCCAAGGGCAACCCGGTGTTCAACCAGGAAATGGTGGCCAAGCGCGACGCGCTGGTGAAGAACCTCGAACAGATCCGCGTGCCGGACAACCCGCTCGACATGATCGTGCGCGCGTTCGGCGTCAGCAACGTGGCCGAGATCACCGGCCGCTCGCGCCGCTTCATCCAGGAGCAGGACCCGAAAACGGGCGGCTTCAAGGTCGTCGAGCAGAAGCGCCCGGCGTCCGCCGTGCCGGCCGATGCCGACGCGTTCATGGATGACAAGAAGCGCGTGCTGGTGTTCTCCGACGCCGGCGGCACCGGCTATTCGTTCCAGTCGGACCTGGGGGCGAAGAACCAGCGCCGCCGCATGCACTACCTGGTGCAGCCGGGCTGGCGCGCCAACAACGCGGTGCAGGGCTTCGGCCGCACGCACCGCTCGAACGAGGCCAATCAACCGCACTACGTGCTGCCGACCACGAACCTGAAAGCGCAGAAGCGTTTTATCTCGTCGATCGCGCGGCGCCTGGACCAGCTGGGCGCACTGACCAAGGGCCAGCGCGAGACCGGCGGCCAGGGCCTGTTCGCGGCCACCGACAACCTCGAATCGCAGCACGCCGCGGACGCCGTGCAGGCGTTCTTCGTCGACATGTACAACGGCACGGCGAAACTCAACTTCGCCGAGACGACGGCCGCGCTGGGCCTGAACGGCCTGATCGACGAGAGCACCGGCGCGCTGATCTACGGCAAGCTGCCGGAAGTGCCGAAGTTCCTGAACCGCCTGATGTCGCTGGAAACCCACCGCCAGGACGAGGTGTTCGAGGAGTTCTTCAACCGCCTGACGGAAGTGATCGAGCGCGCCAAGGCCAACGGCACCTTCGACGCCGGCATGGAGACCCTGCGCGCCGACAAGGTGACGAAGCTGCGCGACGAGGTCGTCTACGAGGACAAGCGCACTGGCGCCAACACCCGCTATGTCGAGCTGGAACTGACCCACCCGACGCACTTCAACTCGTTCGACCAGGCCCAGTCCGAGATCGTCCGCTGGGGCGACAAGTTCCTCGGCTTCTTCCGCAACGAGAGGACCGGCAAGGTGTTCGCGCTGATGCGCACCGGCACCTCGACCGACGCCAAATCCGGCAACGTCGTCACGCGCGGCGCGCAGCTGCGCACGACCGGCGGCTACCGCTACGGCGACGAGGTCGACAAGATCATCAAGGGCGCGCGCGGCGAAAAGACGGTCAAGAAAACCGTGGTGCCGATGCTGTACTCGCCGCCGACCAACGAGCTGCTGACCGAGACCTACACCAACACGAACGACAAGCAAATGACGGTGTCCTCGCACCGCCTGGCCGACCTGCTGATCCAGCGCGGCCTGGAACGGGTCGAGCAGACTATCCTGGCCGGCCCGTCCGGTTCGGAGCGGGACGCGTTCATCCGCCTCTTGGACAAGATGCGCCCGCACCTGGTGGCGCAGAAGGAGACCGAGCGCCAGGTGCCGGCGTTCGTGCGCCTGACCGCTGACGCGGCGCGCTCCGAGTGGGATGCCGAGGTCGCCGCCACCCCGACGACCTACACCAGCAAGACGCACCTCTTGACCGGGATGCTGCTGCCGATCTGGGACCGCCTGCCGGGCGACCCGCGCGTGGTGCGCACCCAGACCGAGGACGGCGAGCGCCTGCTGGGCCGCGTGGTATCCGAGCGCAACCTGGACCAGACCCTGAAAAACCTCGGGGTCGGCTCGAACCTGTCGAAGGTCGCACCGAGCACCGTGCTACAGCGCCTGATGGATGGCCAGCGCGGCATCCTGGCCAACGGCTGGCTGCTGCAGAAGGTGCGCGTCTCGAACGACAGCCGGATCGAGATCAGCGGCCAGTCGCTGGCGTACAACCGCGCCGAGCGCGAGCTGCTGACCAACAACGGCGCGTTCGTCGAGCGCATCAACTGGCAGGAGCGCGTGTTCATCCCGACCGGCGAGCAGGGCGTCAAGCTGCTCGAGAAGCTGCTGGAATACAAGCCGCTGGTCGAGCTGGGCAAGCCGGCCGAGGCCCAGACCGAGGACGAGGACGCCGAGTTCTCGCGCGGACGAAGCGACACCGGCATGTCCAGGGGCGACGTGCAGAACGTGGTCGCGCCGATCGTGAAGGGCTGGCTGAACGCCCCGAAAGTAACTGTCGTCCAGAGCGTGGCCGACCTGCCGTTCAAGGCACCTAGCGACACCCGCGGCGCGACCTACCAGGGACAGGTCTGGATAGTGGCGGACAACCTCGGACACGCCGGCGAAGTGCAGTTCGTGCTGGCGCACGAGGCGCTGGGCCACATCGGCCTGCAGGCCCTGCTGGGCAAGGAAGCGCTGACCCGCGAGCTGAACCGCCTGCGCCTCATCAACCCGGAGCTGGCCAAGGCCGCGCGCGAGCAGGCCGCCACCTTCGGCTACGACCTGAACCTGGCCACCGAGGAAGCGCTGGCGGATCTGGCCGGCACCGGCAAGACCATCAACGGCTGGCAGAAGTTCGCCGCGCTGGTGCAGAAAGCCCTGCGTCAGCTGGGCCTGGACCGGGTCGCCGACTGGATGGAGGGCAAGACCCAGGCCGAGACCATGTCCTTGCTGGCCCGCGCCAGGGAGGCGGTCGAGGGTTCGCGCGCCGCGCGCACCTTCGGCAACATGGAGACCGCCCGGTTCTCGGACGGCATGAAGTCGCCCTGGTTCTCGCAGCTGGCGCGCCAGATCGAGCGCCTGCCGCAGAAGTCGGCCACCGCCCTGCAGTGGGGCGAGACCATGATGGGCAGCGGCTTCGCCCAGAAGGGCGTCAAGCAGGACGAGATCTACTGGACCGGCGTGATGGACTGGCTGCTGATGCAGGGCGAGAACACCAAGGTCACGAAGGCCGCGCTGCTGGACTACCTGGCCGAGAATGGCGTGCGCGTCACGGAAACGATGCACAGCGAGGAAGTGCCCGAGCCGACCCCGGAAGGCCTGGCCAAGCGCGACGCGGTGCTCGCCAAGTACAACGAGCGCCTGGACGACCTGCAGGAGCGCATCCTGGACAGCGACGAGACGCCCGAGCGCCTGGCGCTGCAGGAGGAGTGGTCGAACCTGATCGACCAGCGCAACATCGAGGCCGACCTGGCCTACCGGCTGCCGTCCAACCGCTTCCAGCGTCCGCGCTACGCCAGCTACACGCTGCCGGGCGGCGAGAACAACCGCGAGCTGCTGCTGACCCTGCCGCAGCGCGAGCCGTCGTTCACGCTGGACGACTACATCGGCGAGCTGAGCGACAAGTACGGCTGGGAGGTCCAGGGCAACATGCGCCGCCCGGGGTGGACCGAGGACGACCTGGCACCGGACGAGCGCACCAGGCTGCACGCGCTGCAGGAAGAATCGCTGCAGGAGGACAACGAGCGCACCCGCAATACCTTCCAGTCGAGCCACTGGGACCAGAAGAACGTGCTGGCGCACGTCCGCTTCAACGACCGCACCGACAGCGAGGGCAAGCGCGTACTCCACCTCGAGGAACTGCAGAGTGACTGGGGGCAAATCGGCAAGCGTGACGGCTTCAAGGGCGACCCGGTCCCGCCGGCGGAACTGGACGCGGCCGCCAAGGCCGCGCGCCAGGTGCTGAACAGGAACGACAACCTCGGCTTCGACTACACGATCGAGGCAATGAGCGCGATCGAGCACCACCGCGACTGGAAAGACCGCTGGGAGCTGGACAACCCGTCGGACTACGCCATCGTCGACCATTATCGCGCGCTGTATGAAAAGGACCAGAACTCCAGGATCGGCGTGCCGCACGCGCCGTTTGTCGGCAAGACCGAGGCCTGGCTGAACCTGGCCCTGAAACGCGTGATGGTCTACGCCGCCGAGAAGGGCTATGACCGTGTCTCGTTCGTCACCGGCGACCAGGCCGTCAACCGCTTCAACCTGTCGCAGCAGGTCAAGGCGGTCGAGATCGAGAAGGCCCACGACGAGCCGGGCTACCGCGTCAACATCACGCTGCTGGACGGCGAGCCGCACGAGACCTGGGCCAACGATGACCACGACCTCGCCAACCTGATGGGCAAGGAGCTGGCCAGCAAGGCGATCGACCAGATCAAGGCCGATCCGTTCAGCGCCGCCCGCTTCACCGGCGACAACCTGAACCTGGGCGGCCACGGCATGCGCACGTTCTACGACAAGATCGTGCCGAACGCGGTGAACAACCTGATGAAGGGGCTGGGCGGCGGCCGCGTGTACGAGGGCGACGTCATCCACAAGGAGCCGTACGACCCGAAGCCGGGCACGACCAACTACGTCGACGAGGACGGCCGCCTGGCCTACGCCAACCACGGCGTCACCGGCGACCCGGACTTCGGCGCCAACAACTACTACCCGTACAAGGGGTGGAGCAGCCAGCCGGTGATCGACATCACCGACACCATGCGCGAGAAGGTACAAGGCGGCCTGCCGCTGTTCTCGCGCAACGTCGAGGACACCGGCCCGCTGCCGGCGGCGAGGGACGAGGCCAGCGTGCGCCTGTCGCGCGCCACCCCGCAGCAGCTGGCGCGCCAGGTCGGCGACACGCTGAAAACCAACACGGTGACGAAGCTGGGCCGCACGCTGTCGCACTACCGCTCGATCGGCCTGCAGTTCCTGGGCCGCCTGCAGCTGACCGAGATCTACGGCAAGCTGTTCCCGCAGGGCGACCGGCCAAACATGCTGCAGTTCTACAGCGAACTGGCCGCGTTCATGGACGCCGAAAAGACCGAGGGCGGCAGCAAGGCCGACGCCATCGTCGACCGCTGGGCCAGGCTCAAGCGCGCCGACGAGCTGGCCAGCCTGATGCACGACAGCACCCGCCGCGAGATCGACCCGTCCGAGGCCTACGTCACCGGCGACAACTACACGCACTGGAAGGAACTGAACGCGCGCTACGAGGCCCTCAAGAAGGCCGAGCCGGAAGCGATCAAGATCTTCCACGAGGCGGCGCAGATGTACCAGACCCACTACGCCAACGTGCGCCAGGCCGTGAAGGACCGGATCGACCGCACCCTGACGGCGCACCCCAACCGCAAGAGCCTGATGCGCCGGATGGAGCAGGAGTTCTTCGGGCGCGGCATCAAGGGCGTGTACTTCCCGCTGGCGCGCTTCGGCGACTACGTCGTCACCGTGCGCTGGGTCGGCAAGGACCCGAAACCGGGGCAAAGCGTGGTGCGCGAGGCCGTCATCTTCGCCGAGACCCTGAACCAGGCCGAGGACGAACGCCGGCGCCTGCTGGCCGAGTACCCGGCGTCCAAGGGCTACCAGGTGATGCCGGTGACGAAGCGCGCCGAGTTCAACGCGGCCAGGGATTCCGTCTCGCGCGGCTTCCTGAAAAAGCTGTACGCCGCACTGGACGACGCGGGCCTGCAGGACCCGTCGCTGCAGGACACGATCAACCAGCTGTATCTGACCAGCCTGCCGGACCTGTCCTGGGCCAAGAGCGGCATCCACCGCACCGGCATGCCGGGCTTCAGCCAGGATGCGCGCCGCGCGTTCGCCCACCACATGTTCCACGGCGTGTCCTACCTGGCCAAGCTGAACTACTCGGACCGGCTGGCCGAGGTGCTCGAGGGCATGCAGAAGTTCGCCAACGTCAACGCCGCCAACCCGGACTACGACCACGTCAAGGCGCAGCAGGTCATCGACGAGATGCACAAGCGCCACGACAACTACATGAACCCGAAGGGCAACCAGCTGTCGACGAAGCTGACCTCGTTCGGTTTTGTCTGGTTCCTGGGTGCGTCGCCGGCCTCGGCGCTGACCAACCTGCTGCAGACCCCGACGGTGGCGCTGCCGATCCTCGGCGGCCGCTTCGGCTACTCCAAGGCGACGTCGGCGCTGATCGAGGCGTCCGGGCTGGCGATGCGCGGCCACAACGACATGGGCAAGATCCTCAAGGGCGACGAGAAGCGCGCCTGGGAGGAGTGGCTGCGCATCGGCCTGGTCGACCTGACGATGGTGCACGATCTGGTCGGCGTGGCCTCGGGCCGCGACAACCAGCTGCACGGCAACATGCGCAAGGTGATGAAGGTGGCATCCTTCATGTTCCACCACGCCGAGCGCTTCAACCGCCAGGCGACGGCGCTGGCGGCCTACCGGCTGGCGCGCAAGGACGGCATGAACCACGACGACGCGTTCCGCGCCTCGGTCGAACTGACCAAGGCCTCGCATTTCGATTATGCCTCGTCAAATCGCCCGCGCTTCATGCAGGGGTCGGCGGCGCAGGTCGTGTTCCTGTTCAAGCAGTACAGCCAGAACCTGATCTACACCTTCGCGCGCAACGCGAAACTCGCGTTCCAGGGCGACCGGCAAGCGCAAAAGACGCTGGCCGGCCTGCTCGTCACCCACGCGATCGCGGCCGGCATCATCGGCCTGCCGGCGGTGTCGACGCTGCTGGCGGCCGCGTCGATGCTGGGCGGCAGCGACGACGATCCGTGGGACGCCGAGGTGGCGCTGCGGCGCCTGCTGGCCGACCTGTTCGGCGAGACGGCCGGCCAGGTGCTGGCGCACGGCATCACGCGCCCGACCCCGTTCGACATGTCCGGCCGGGTCGGCGCCGACCACCTGATCTTCCCGGACATCCAGGAAGGACTGCAGGGCGAGCGTTCGTTCGACGCGTTCCTGGCCGGCCTGCTCGGCCCGGTCGTCGGCATCGGCGCCAACTGGGCCAGGGCCTTGCAGCAGTGGGGCCGCGGCGACAGCGCGCGCGCGATCGAGACCGCGCTGCCGTCGGTGGCCAAGGGACCGTGGCGCTCGATCCGCTACGCCGAGGAGGACGGCGCCAAGGACCGCAACGGCATCGTGGTGGCCGACGACATCACCGGCACCGAGCACGCGGCCTCGTGGCTGGGGTTCTCGAACGGCCGCGTGCGCGAGGCGCAGGAAGCCAAGGCCGCGATCTACGAGCGCGACCAGGCCCTGCAGCGCCGCCGCCAGCAGCTGATGGACGAGTACGCCCGCAAGCGCATCAAGCACGAGGACGTGGGCGACCAGATGGCCGCGATCCGGGAGTTCAACCGCGCGCACCCGAACCGGATCATCGGCGGGCTGCATCTGGCCCAGTCGGTGCGCAACCGCATGAAGCACAACCAGCAGGCCAAACAGGGCCTGTACCTGCCGGCCAAGCGCGCGAAGGATGCGCGCTCGGCCGGCGATTTCGCAGACGGGGAGGACTAATGTTCCGTAAGTACCCCGTCGGGCGGGCGGGGATTGTTGTACCACTATAAAACTAGGGATAACAACCATGCCTTCGCAAGAAACGCACATGGCGGTCGCCGAACAGCGCATCGCCGCACTGGAAGATAAGGTCGCCAAGCTCACGGCCGACCGGGATCAGGCTTTGAAGTGGGGAATCGTGACGTTGGGATCGGCCGTCGTCGGCCTGATCTCGTGGATCGTCACCTATTTCAAGGAGCACATCAAATGACCAGCCGCAGGATACAGATGCGGGTGTGCCACACCCTCGCGGTCGTTGCCGCCACGCTGGCGACCGTGGTCCTGATCTTGACCCTGCGCTCGGTGTTCGTCTAACGCCGCGCCCAACCGGGAGACCATCTTGATTCTTTCGCTCCTTTCTTTACTGGGCGGCGGGCTGATGCGCCTGCTGCCCGAGATCTTCGCCATGCTCAAGCAGCGTGGCGACAACCAGCACGAGCTGGCCCTGCTCGACAAGCAGATCGCGCTGGAACAGACCCGCAGCGCCATGCGCCAGGACGAGATCCGCACGCAGGGCGAAGCCGACCTGAACCTGGCCGAAATGAGTGCGCTCACCGAGGCGCTCAAGGGTCAAATGCAACTAACCCACGTAGGGTGGGTCGACGCCCTGAACTTCGCGGTCAGGCCGGTGGCCACCGGATACCTGCTGGCGCTCTACGGGCTGGCAAAGCTGGCCATGTACCAGGTGGCGCTGGCGCACGGTGTCGGCGGCTGGGAAGCGATTCTCAAGGTGTACGACAGCGAGGACCGCGCGATCCTGTCCGGCATCCTGGGCTTCTGGTTCCTCAACCGCACGATCTCGAAAGCGAACGGCCAGCGATGATGGGGCAGGCGCTCGAACTGGCCCTGCGCCTGATCCGCACGTTTGAAGGGTGCCGGCTGCGCGCGTACCGCGACGTGGTCGGGATTCTGACGATCTGCTGGGGGTCGACCAGGGGCGTGAAGGAAGGGGAGGTGCGCACGCAGACCCAGTGCGACATGCTGCTGGCCAGCGAGGCGGGCGGCTTCATGCTCAAGGTCCTGCAGCTGTGCCCGGAGCTGGCGCCGTACCCGGCCCGGCTCGCGGCCGTGACCAGCTTTGCGTACAATTTGGGCCTCGGGTCGCTCTCGGCCAGCACGCTCAGGCGCAAAATACGGCGCCTGGACTGGGATGGCGCGGCCGCGGAGTTCCCGAAGTGGCGCTTCGCCGGCGGGCGCGCGATCCGCGGCCTGGTGATCCGCCGCGCGTTGGAGAGGAAAACGTTCGAGGGGGCGTGATACTATCACGCCGCAATACAAGCCCGTCCACCTTCGCGGTGGGCGGGCTTTTTTGCGTTTACGGGGTCAGGGTCGCCGGCGCGTTGTCGGTCAGGTCGCGGTAGACGCCGTCGTCGTCCATCAGCAGCGGCATCATGCCCAGCATCATCCCGCCGCCGGGCGTCATCATGGCGCCGTCGAACGTCAGCAGCAGGCTGCGGCTGTTGGCCGATACGATCTCGATCCTGGCCTCGATCGTCTGGCCGTGGTAGGCCAGCTGCACCAGCTGGCCGGTGGTGTAGGCGGGCGCGCTCATGGCATCACGTATTCGGTGCCGTCCGTGTCGCGGCGGCGCCCGGAGTGGACATGCCGGTGCCAGCCGTCGGGTTCAGTACCGTCCTCGCCCGGCCAGGCGTCGAGTGCGGCGCGCGCTTTCTCGTAGCTGGAATAGCACCAGCGGCCGTCGGCGGCATTGCCCCACGGCGTGACGTCGGCCAGCAAGGCCCAGGTGTACATGAGTTTCTGGATGCAGCAGATCCGGCCGGCCTTGACCTGCAGGTCGGTGACGTAGGGCGCCCAGTTCTCGCGCACGGCGGCCAGCTCCTGGGCGAGGAGGTCGGGAGAGTCGAGGTTCATGGGCGCGGATTATACGGGCATTTTACGGATCGTCCGAATTGTGCTGCAAACAGGTGCCTCACATCTTGGTTAGTTGCAAATTGGGGTTTCCGGCACGCGCCACACCGGCACCCTGGCCCGCTCGGCCTTCGCCACCATGTCGGCCGTCCCGGTCCCGCCCTTGAACGCGACAACCGCCTCGGGCTTCCAGTCGGCCAGCATCTGGCTGTTGCGGATGCCGCCGGCGGCGTTGCCGTAGCGGTCCCAGTCGGCCTCGCACGTTTCATGTGGAACCCGGCGCAGCTTGGCCCAGTCGCGGGCCAGGCGGTCGGCGCCGCGCGCGCCGCCCTCGATCAGCAAGCTGATGCCGTGCTTGGCGTGCACCGCGTCGAGCGCGGAGTAGACCCGCGCGCGGTTGGCGTACTTGCGCCCGCCGGTGACGAGAACGCGCACTACTTCTTGTTCCAGGCGCTCTCGTCCAGTGGCTTCTCGGGCGCGAACCAGCCGGCAAAGCGCCCGCCGAAGTTTATGTGGGTGAGGTCGTCGACGACCGGCTCGGACAGCGTGACGGCGCGGCCCTTGCGGTGGATCTCGGACCTGGCCAGCCAGCCGCTGCCGTCGCGGCACTCGACGTTCACCATCAGGCCCTCGACCCGCTCGGGCATGCGCGAGATTGCGCCGTACTTGTCCATCAGCGCGATCTTGCGCTCGGTCGACATCGACTCGGGCAGCGTCCACATTTCATGGATGTGCACCACCGTGTGGGCGTTGTTCATCTGGACCAGCTCGCGCACGCTGAACGCGAGGGCGTTCTTCTCGCGCTCGTTGGCGACATTGGCGTCGACCACCAGGGTCTCGTCGCCATAGATCAGGACGGCGGCGTCGGACTCGCCGACCTCCACGATCTGGCTGCGCGCGCCCTTGAGGGCCTGCTTGATGTGGCCCTGGATCGCCGGCGGCAGGTCGGCCAGCGTCAGGTGCTCGACTTTTTGTTTGTCCGTCATGGTTCGCCTCCTTTAGATTGGCACGAATGGATTTAACATAATGCTAATTATGCGCGCGGGCAACGGTTATGGATTGGCGGCAGGTTTCTGCCGGTCCAGCAGCCGCATCAGTTTCAGGTCCTCGGCCAGCATCTTGCGCAGCACCTTGGCCGCGCCTTTACTCATCAGCTTGATCTGTGCCTTGATCGACTCCACCGCACCTGGCCGGCGCAACAACGCCACGCGCGCATGGCGCACCCGGGTCAACGTGGCCAGCAGTTCCAGCTCGGCGTCGGACGGCGGCGTCCAGGCCGCCAGCGGGCGCGCCACCAGGGCGCGCTTCTTGTCTCGCATATTCATGTGTCGTTCCTCAGATAGGTCTTGCACGAACCGCAGTAGCGGTTCCTGATGTCCTCGCGCGAGTGGCTGGTCAGCCCGCAGCGGCAGCAGTAAATGCCGCCGTCGGTCAGCAGGTACTCCTGGCGCGGCTTGACCTCGGGCGTGAGGCCCAGCTGCTGGCGCCACGCGAGGCAGGCCCGCGGCGTGCCCATCACCATGTTGCACTTCAAATGCTGGGCCAGCACGCTGTCGACGATCCAGGCCTCGTCGCCGTCGCGGTGGTTCTCGTTCCATTCGCGCGTCAGCGCGACCAGGTCGGTGACGGGAATCCAGCCCTCGATCACGACACAGTCGTTCTCGCGCCGCACCCTGTAGCCGTCGCTCACGACGCGCGGCCTTTCAGGTCGCGGCGGATCTCGGCGGCCATCGTCTCGAGCATGCCCGGCAGCGTGAACAGCACCTCGGGCGGGGCCTGCACGGAAAAGCCGTGGCCCTTGTTGCCGCTCAGGACGATGACGACGGCGCCGAGCGCTTCGGCTTTCGCGCGCACCTCCGTGCACAGGTCGTCGTACTTGCCGGGGTTCTTTTCGGTATGGATCATTTTGTCTTGTCCGGTTTCGGTGGGAAAAATTCGCGGATGTCGGCGTACTTCATTTCCAGCGGGCCGCCCCACGCCATCGAGATCGCCCAGTCGAATTCGCGGGTGTCGATCATCGGCAGGCGGATCTTCTGGCCCGGCACGATCTCGCACAGCGTGTTATCGACGTCGACCACGACGTGGATGCGGCAGGCCAGCGGGCGCTGGGCGTAGATCGAGCAGGCGCCATTCACGAGGAAGCGGCACGCGACCCCGTCGTACCTGGCGCGGATCTTGTCGACGTACTGCAGGTCGACGTTGAACGCCTTGGGCGTGACCATCTTCGCCCCGGTGGCGGCGGCGATCGCCTTCGCTTCGTCCAGGTGGATCATCGTCGCCATGTGACAGCAGTGGCTACAGCCTTTGCGGCACGGCACCAGGCCGCTTGCCGCCTCGCCGAACTTGTCGGCCGCTTTCTGCAGCAGGATCACTTTCGCCTTGGGGCTTTTCGCCGCCCTGGCCTGGTTGGCCAGCGCGTTCATGCTGGCCAGGTCGAGGCGCCGGTTGATCTCCTGCGTCACCCGGACCGCGTGTTCATGGCGCGCCGGATCGTTCTCGGCGGCACGGATTTTCTCAAGGTCTGCCATAGTGGATCTGCTCCCATTGGTCAGGCATGACTGCCTCCAATGGTCGATTGTAGGATGGCGAAATAGCGCAGGCCGCGCGGCAGGAACTCGACGGCCCAGTTGCCGAAGTCGTCGGCCTCCTGAAAGCTGTTGAAGCAGGTGGCCAGGCGCACGTTGTGGACGATCGTAAAGCGTACCTGGTCCTCAGGTGACGACTGCTCGTCGTCCAGCTGCACGAAGCCGTTGCACAGCGCGACAAAGTACGGCGCGCTCATGCGTGGGCCTTTGCGCGCCGGGTCATGAACCGACCTTCGCGGGCGTTGCGGCTGGTCGAGGAGAGGCTGGCTTTGCGCAGCAGCTGGTCGACGTGGTACACGGCCCTCCTGTGGCCGCGTTCGGCCTCCTCGATGGTGCAGTAGCGCTCCATGTATTCGCGCGGGCGGTGCCGCTCGAAGATCATGGTCTCGAACAGCACCGGCGGGCCGCCGGTGAAGCTGTGGTCCAGTCCGAGGAACACGGTCGAGACGACGGCGCGGCCGAGGACGGTGCGCGCGATCTGGTTGCTGGTCGTGCCCCAGACGATCGCCCACTCCTGCAGGTCGGCGCAGGCAACCACCTGGCGGTCCTTGGTCAGAATGTAGTGCATCACGCCACCTGCCCCAGCTGGATACCCTGCGAGGCCAGCCACATGCTGATGATGCGCTTGAGTTCGCTCATGGCGCCGTTGCACGCCACGTAGCGGTCGCCGACCAGCTTCTTGATCTTGCCGGTCGTGGTGTGATTCACGAAGCGTTCCATGCCGATCATCCTGTCGACGTTGACGAAGCGCTCCAGCGACCCCTTCTCGTCGCAGTGCGCGAGCCGGATCTCGACCATCGGGAAGGTGCGTTCCAGCTCGTCCTTGTACTGCTTCTCGCGGTTGACCAGGATGCCCACCACCAGGCGCCGGGTTTTCTCGACGCGCGGCTTTTCGTCACCGTAGTTCTTCGGCGGCGCGCTGGCCGCCACCAGGTGCGGCGCCGCGAAGCCCGGTGCTGCGGCCGGCGCCGCGGCCACGTTCACGACCGGCGCCGGCAGCTTCGCCACTGCCTGCTCGACCATCGTCTGGATCATCGGGCCGAGGTGCTTGGCGACCTCCGCGCCCAGCAGGGCCATCAGCGGGGCAAAAGCGGCCTCGTACGGGTTCACGGCGGGCACCGATGCCGGAATGGCGGCAACGGGGGCGACCGGCGGCGCGGTCTCCACCACCGCGGCGGGCGCGGGCGCGGCGGCCGGCACCAGGACGCACGCCGGCGGCTTGCCTTCGAGAACCGCGTGCAGGTCGGCAAAGGCGCGTTCGAGCGGCGCGCGCAGGGTCGAGAACGACACCACTTTCAGGTGCCGGCGCTGGCGTTCCAGCGGCAGCACGCGTTGCTGCGCGAAAGCGACGTCGTCGGTGTCCAGCCCGACCAGGCTCTGGCCGTAGGGGTAGTTATGGGCCGGGAACAGCTTGTGCAGCTCCTCGGCGATCAGGAGCCACTCCTGGCGGGTCCATTCGATCTTGACGAACAGCTTGTCGGCCTTCTCGTTCGGCGGCGCCGGGGCCGGGGTCGGCTCGGCCGCTGCTGCAGGTAGGGGTTCGGGCTGCGCACTGCCCGCGGCCTGCTTGACGCGCGCCACGGCCGGTTCCAGGTGTTTCAGGGTGGCGGCCACCGAGAAGAAGCGGCGCGGGCGCTCCATGCGCTGGGCCGTGTCGTTGAGCATGCTCAGCGTCAGGTCGCGGAAGCGTGCCTCGACCTGCGGATACTTCGCGTACAGCAGGCGGATCAGCGTGTCCCACTCCTCGGCCGACCAGAACACGCGCGGGCCGGACCGGAAGTCCTGCACCGGGTCCGGCGCGGGTGCCGGGGCCGGCTCCACGGCTGGCGGGGCCACGGCAGCGACGGGGGCCTGGGTTGCTTCCTCATGCTGTTTGAACTGCTCGGCGGTCCAGATCGGTTTGCCGGCCAGCGCGTCCCGCAGGCGGTTGCCGAACGAGCGGATATGGGCCTGGTTGGCCATGCGGCGCTGGCGTTCCGGCGGCAGTGCCTTGCGGATCGCAATGTTCAGGTCGGTGATGTTCAGGCCCGGCAGGAAGCCGTCCTCGAGCGCGCGCGGCCAGGTTCTGCGCAGTTCGGCGGCGATCGCCTTGTATTCGTCGGCGGTCCAGTAGATCTGGGGCCGCACGGGCGCAGGGAGGACCGGCGCCGGGGCGTCAGGCAGTTTTTCCGGGGCCGGTGCAGTCTCGGGTGTCTCGGCCAGCTGCGCGGCCTGTGGCGGCTCCTCGGGGGTTGCCTGCGGGGCGACGGCGGCATCGGTGTCGGCCGTCTCGGCCGGGGTGTCGCCCTGTTCGGGCCGGCCAAAGTAGAACGGGTCGCGGTTTTCTCGTGCCTGCTTGTAGACCTGGGCCAGCCGGTCGGCGGCGTCGGCCAGGCGCTTGAACTTGCGCTGCCGGCCCTGCTCCATCGCCGAGGCGGCCAGATTGAGTTGATGCAGCGTGACTTTCGAGAGGTCCGGGGCGTTCACCAGGTCCAGCTCCGGGCACATCGTGTGCAGGGCCAGCGCACAGAACCGCCAGTCATCCTGTCCCCACCGCACGCGGGCAGTGCCTGCTCCTTCCTCGCCCTGCCCCTGCGCTGTCTGCTCCGTGCTCTGCGCAGGGACCGCTACCCTGTCGAACGCTTTCACCAGGTCGCGCTTGATCCGGCTGAGCTTCGGACGCACGCCGTGCCGTTCTGGCGGCAGACAGGCCTGGAGAACTGGGGTGAACTCGACGTCGGACAGGTTGATGTCGTACGGTTGCTTGACAGAGGCGAAGCCGCGCTCCGGGTAACGCTCCATGAGATTCCACGCGAGGCAGTCCAGCTCAGTGTCAGTCCAGTTCTTTTTGGTCATGGGAAGCATGGTTATTTACTGTTTGGAATTCCACTGTAGCGAAAAGTGTCCTGGATTCCAACGCATTTGTTCTTTTTTTTTAAGTCGACCTATAAACCCGGTGTTGCAGATTGTAAACATCATTCACTGCACGCTCGGGGTTGATTTTGTTTTTCAAATCAAAAATTTAGCTACGGAAACGATTTTGAACAGTTGTTACATTTCGTGAGTTTTTGTAGGTTCGTTCCTACAAGGTCGTGAGACTTTCACGAAGGTGTGTCGTTTGCCTAAAGTTTCAGTTAACGATTCCTTAAAGGCGACTTTAATGAACCTTGCATACTGTGCATGCTTGAGAGCACCATTTGTGGATAACTACCCCCTTGGGTTTATAAGAAGGTTCAAAAGAAGGTTTATGGGGGTGTGGATAAGTCGCGTAAACTGTTGATATGTAGCCGCTTATCAACATGGCCCGGTGTGTCGTTTACCGTAAACGGTGTGTCGTTTACCCAAAACGGTGTGTCGTTTGCGCTGCCCGGTGTGTCGTTTACCCTTGAGGACCCTGCTCCGGTGTGTCGTTTACCATGCCCGGTGGGTCGTTTACTGTGGATAAACTGACTGCTCACGCCGCTTTTCCCTCGGCCGGCGCGTCGTTCCGGTCGCCGTTGCCGTCCCATTTCGCGCGCTCGACGTGCACCAGTTCGCCCTCCTTGCCCTGGCTGAACCAGAACCGCACCAGCACCTTGTGCTCGACCAGCTCCTGCAGGCGCTGCTTGACGATGCGTTTCTGCTCCTTGGGCGAGCAGGTCAGCTGCAGCAGCTTGGCCAGTGTGCTCACCTTGACGTCGTTGGGATTCTTGTGGCCGCCGTAGTAGGCCTGCAGGATGCCGGCGCCGGTCGACATCTCGCTTTGCGCGCTCTCCGACACCAGCGTCAGCCACTCCTTGGCGAACAGCAGGATCATGTTCGGGTCCATCGGGATCTCCCACTCGAGGTCGCCCTGCGGGACGTCGTCGACCGGGGTCTTGCCGCCGGTGAAACGCACGCCGCTGTCGACCATGCGCAGCTGCATGCCCGAGACGTCGGTGGCGGCCAGGTCCTGCTCCTCGATCGCGCGGATCTCGTCGTACATGGCGGCCAGCATTTCCACCGAGCCGACGGCGGCGCGCGCCTTTTCGTAGGCGCGCATCTTGGTCAGGCGGCGCGAGTAGATCATCAGCGACACGCCCGACAGCCGCAGGATCGAGTTGTAGATCTCGGTGTAGTAGACCTGGCGGGTCTGCCATTTGTTGAGCTTGCAGATGGTCGAGCTTTTCACCCGCACCACCAGGCCGCCCAGCTTGTGCTCGCGCGCCAGGTGCGCCAGCGTGAGAAACACCTTCCAGTCCTGGCCGCGGATCTCCTCGCCGGTCATGGTGACGGCCGCGTCGTCGCCGCCGAGCGTGAACAGCCGCTCGTTGTGGTAGTAGCGGCGCGGGGCGCCGCCCGTCTTGGTCGAGATCAGGGCGCAGCGGGTCAGCTCGTTGGCGATCGCCCGCACCTCGTCGTGCCAGTACGGCAGCTGGACCGGGGCGAACCGTTTCAGTTCGGCCTCCATCGTCCGGGCCTTGGTTTTCAGGTCGAGCGCGCGCTGCTGCGGCGTGGAATCGTCCGGCATGGTCGTCCTATCGTTGCGTTGTCAGGCGGGCCAGGACGTGGCCCGGGTGTGTCTCAGCTGGTCTGGCGCGGATCTGGCCAGGCCGCCACCGGCAGCGCCGGGCCGGCGGACGCCATCTGGTGCACCGCGTGGCTGGCGTCCACGGCGGGCGATGCCGTCGGCGCGTAGCCGGCGGGCGCCGGCTTCTCGATCAGGAAGTCGTCCCAGTCGCGGCCGGCGATCCAGTTCGGAGTGCGGCCACTGCCGGTCCAGGTGGCGCCGCTCTCGGGGTCCCTGTACTTCGGTGCGCCCTTCGGCGTGCGGTCGCGCTTCTTCTCGGGTTTCCTCTCGCGCTTCGGCAGGCTTGGGGGCGGCGGATAGCCGAGTTCCTCGGCGGTCAGCTCGTAGGCGGCGATCAGGGCCTTGATGTCGGTGATGGCGGCGGCGCGGCCCTCCATCATCAGCAACGTGGCTTTCTCCTGCAGCGCGCGGATCTGGTTCTGCAGCTCCTGGTAGGCCTGGTAGTTACGGTGCAGGTCGCTCATGCTTCACCGCCAATCCGGTACTGTTCCCGGTCTTTGCCCCGAATCCACATCGGAATGGTGCCCATGCCGCTCCACGTCTTGCCGGTTTCCGGGTCGCGGTATTTCGGCACGCCGGCAGTGGGGAAACAGCGGCGCGGCTTGCCCGCCGCCAGGATCTCCTCGGGCGGCAGGCCGATGTCGGCGGCGATGCGGGCGATTTTCGCGCGGGCCTCGGCGACCAGGTCGACCCGCCGCTTGGCGATATGGTCGGCCAGCAGCTGCTGCAGCGATTCAAGGTAGGGAAGTTCGAGCGATTCGATCAAAGGGAGCACATCGGCCAGTGCGGCGGCGTGGGGGGAGCGGGTCATGGTTCGTGGTCAGGGTTTATCAATTATTAAAATGGTCGGGCACGCGGCCCAGGTGAAAGTACAACGTGGCCGCCATCGCGGCCTGGCGCCGGGTCAGACCCGGCGGGTCCTCCTCCTCGCCGCCATAGCACGAGCAGCGGCGTCTCTGGTGGCCGAGCGAGCCGAGCGCGGCGCGCAGGCCGCACTCGTAGTGGACCGGCTGGCCATAGGATGGGGCGCGGCGGTCGGTGTCGAGCACCTCCTCGTCGCAGCAGGGGCAGATCGACGCGGTCATGGTGCGGGCACCACCTTGACGCCGATGGTGGCGATGGCGACCTTTGGCCTGGCGTCCCATTCGATGAAGTACATCACGGCGCCGTTCTGGACCTCGGGGTGCGACATGCTGCCCAGCACGGTGCCGAGCGCGCCATCCGGGTGGGCATCGCCCTCCTCGGAGCTGGCCTTCATGATGCGGGTGCCGCTGGCCAGCGCGCCGGGGGCCTGGTCGCGCGTGAACACGCCGTGGTAGCCGGGGTACTTGCGGAACGGGTATGTCATGATGGCTCCTCGTCGTCGGCGAAGTGCGCGCGCATCCGCTCGATCTCGGCCCGCTCGGCGTCGCTCAGCTGCAGCCCGGCCGCGGCGCCCAGTGCATCCTCGAAGTTTCGCCAGTCGCGCGCCAGCACCATCGTGCTTGCGCCCGACCCCATGAAGTGCAGGATCGTGGCCTCGTCCGGGATCGGCGCGCCGGCCAGCTCCTCCTGGGCCGCGAACATCGCCCACCATAACGAGATCGGCGAGGCCGCCTTGCGCAGCGCGGCCAGGGTCCGCTGGGTCAGCAGCAGGTCCGATTCGAGCGGCAGCGGGATCAGGCACTCGCCGACCTGTACAGCCGACGGCAGCGCGGGCAGGCGGTTGTCCTCGAAGTAGAAGTCGAGGGCCGTGCCCAGCGCGTCAGCGGCCATTGCGATCGCATCGTCCAGCGTCTCGCCCTGCGTGAGCGCTTCGGGCACGTCGCGGAACTGCACAATCCAGGCGCCGCCCTCGCCCTGCGTGAAGCTGGCCGGGTAGGCGGTGCGCCTTGGTGCGGTCATGTCCTCGGGCCAGGCGTCCTGCTTCTGGCGCCAGGCCGAGCCTTGATAGAACGCGTTCATGACGTCGGTCTGGATGCACTCGCGGTCGTCGTCCTCGTAGCTCTTGGCGTACTCGGTGGCGGCGTCGATCAGTTCATAGGTATCGCTCATATCCAGGTCTCCATAATGGATGGGAGGTCGCCGGGCTGGCGCACCACACGGTGCAGGCCACGCGGCAGTTGTTCGCGCACCCCGTCGAGGGTCCCGCTGGTCAGGACGTCGTCGGTCGTGACGAGCCGGCCGCCGGGCTGCACCTCGAAGCGGCGCGCCACGTAATGCTGGGGGTAATCGTCTGGCCGGTTGTAGACGGTCCAGAGGGTGAACAGATTCAATTCATGTCCTTGTCGCTCATCAGTGCACCGGCCCCGTCGGGGTCAGAGGCGAGCCATCCGGGTTCTTGCCCTGCTCGGCCAGCCAGGCGTTCATTTCCGCCTCGGTCTTGAAGCGCTTGCCGACCACGTTGGCGGCCAGCGCGTGCTCGATGATCTCGCGCAGGTCCTCGACCACTTCGTCCTCGTTATCGTGCAGCATCATGCCGACACCCTTGAGCGCGACGATCGCGGAAAACACCAGGTCCGGGTAGTGCAGGCCGTGCTGCTCCTGCTCTTTCAGGGCCTCCATGTACGCGCCGGTCAGCGCGCCGGCGAGTTCGGCGATGTTCTGTTTCGTGAATTTTTTCTTGGTCATGTGGTCCTCACTGCAGGGGTTTGTCGTCGTGCTGACGCTCGAACTGCGCCTTGACCTGCTCGGCCATCTCGCCCTTCATCTCGACGAAGCCGCCCTTCACGCCCAGGCCCACGGTGAAGGCCTTCATCGCTTCGAGCACGAGGTCGTTGCGGTCGCCGCCCAGCTCCTCGACCTCGTAGTCGATGATGTTGCGGCCGAAGAAGCCGAACAGGCTAAACGCCATGCCCGGCTGGATCTGGTGCTTCTGCATCAGGTCGGCCACGCCGTCGAGGAACGCCTTTGCGGCCACGGCCTCGTCGTCGGTGCTGCGTTCTTTCTTCTTATTGGTCATTGGTGCCACTTTCCTTGTTTAGCGAGACGGTAGGGAGGGACTCGCCACAGCGAGCAGACGAACAGCGCGAGCAGGGACGCCGCAGCGAAGCCCCAGCGGTCAGTGAGCGCGTAGTTGACGAACGAGCAGGCGTTCCAGATGCCGATCACCCACTGGCCGTACCACCACGCCAGCGGGTGCCCGATCAGCCTGGGCCGGCGGATCGGCGGCAGCGGCGTGCGCGGCTCGCCCATCAGGCGGGCGATCTCGGACAGCACCGCGTCGGCCTGGTACAGCAGGCGCCGGCCGCGCCGCTGCTCCAGCATCTGCCAGAGGAAGAAGCGGCCCGGCTTGTAGATCCGGTCCAGTTCGTCCATCAGCACCGCCATGACGCCGTGCAGGTAGGCGATCCTGTGCGCGTGGTCCAGGGGTTCGTCGCTCATGCGCCGCTCCGTGCCAGGCGCGCCTCCAGCGCCTCGATCACCAGCTGGCCCAGCGAGCAGCCCTGGATGCGCGCCTTGCAGGCCAGTGCACAGATCGTCGGCCACGGCATGGTGACGGTCAGGTCGATGTCGGGTTCGCGGATCATGCGAGCGTTCCCAGTTTGGCGATGCCGACGAAGATGTCCGGCGGACGCGGGATCTCGATCTCGAGCGGGCGCCACAGGTGCAGGCAGTTCGGGTGGTTGGAAATCCATGCCGAGCGCGGGGGGTGCAGCTGCATCACGCAATCCTCCGGGTCCCAGAACAATTCTTTGACGGCGCACATCTCGTCCCAGAGTGGCGGGCGATCCTGGCGCGAGACGGAGACGTGTTCCCAGCCCAGCTGGTCCGAGCAGATCACGCGCAGGGTCTGGTTGCGCGCGAGCTTGACCATGAACAGGCCGTTGTTGCCGGCCTCCTTGGTGGTGCCGTAGATGCCGCTGGTGACGCGAAAACGTTCGGGGACTTTGAGCATTGGGGTGTCGGTAAGATAGGGAACACACACTATTATTATTGAGCGGTATCAATGGCCGCAAGCGTTTTTATGTGTCTTGTGTGGCGTGAGAATGTGTGATTTTTACCGTGTTTTCAAGAGCTTAGGCAGGTTTTCCTCGACCAGCCGGTGCAGTGCGTCGTAGTCGATATTGCCGGACACGCGCGCGCCCTCGGCCGTGTACACCAGGCGCACGCCGCCGCCCAGTTCGATGTCCTTTTTCGGCTTGTCGGCGCGCGGGTTGGCCCGCTCCTCGATCCACGCCGGTACGCTGGCCTGGGTCAGCTTGCCCTTGGCGAGCAGGTCGAGCGCGTCGAGTACCAGCAGCTCGTGCTGCGGACAGTAGGCCTTGAACTTCTTGGCCAGGTTGTAGCCGACGATCGTGGGGTGGTCGTCGAGCAGCTGCTGCGCGGCCAGCGGCAGCACGGCAAAGCCGTCCAGCGCCGGGATCACGGTGCGGTCAACGTTCAGCAGGCGCCCCAGCTCGGTCGCGCTGGTGGCGGCGCCGATCCGGCGCAGCATCTGCGCGTGCTTGTACAGTTCCCAGTCGCCCAGGTTCCTGCGGTGGGTATTCTCGGTCGTCAGTGCCCTGGCCGCCTCGGCGTCGGACATGGAGCGAACGAACGCGGGGATCTCGTGCCGGCCCAGGTGGGCGTACGCCTGCAGCCGATGGTGGCCGGCGATCAGCTCGTAGCGGGGTTGGGGGGGTGTGATACTATCACACCCCTCCTGCGGCAAGGCCGCCAGCGGGCGCACGATGATCGGGTCGTGCAGGCCCTCGATACGGATGCTCTCGGCCAGCGCTTCTATATAGGCCTGGTCGGCCCGGCCGCGGCTCTGGTAGGCCGACACCGCGATGTAGTGCAGCTTGAGCATCTGCGGCGGCGCAGTGTCCTGGCCCATCCTGCCGATGATGGTGGTGGCGACGTCGGCCTGCATCTGTTCGCGTGGCCGGCGCTCGGCCGCGCCCGCCATCAGTTCGCGTTCCTGCTTACTCGGCATGGGCCAGCTCCTCCTCCATGTTCTTGCGGGCCAGCCCCAGCTTGTCCATCAGCTCGCGCATCAGGCGCACCGTCACGCGCGAGACCGTATGGTCCTTGTCGTACTGCATGATGGTCTTGCCGACCAGCTGGGCCTTCTTGACGTCGGTCGATTCCGGCAGCGCGGTCTCGAACACGCTCTCGAACGAGGCCTTCACCTCGTTGGCGACGATCCGGCATACCTGCTTGCGGCCGTCGTGCTTGGTGAGCACGGCGCCGCCAAAGGTCAGTTTCGGGTTGGCGGTCTTGGCCTGGTGGATGAAGTCGAGCACGTCGTCAGCGCCGATCAGCGACAGCTTGGAGCCGGATTCGACCGGCACGATCACCATGTCGGCGGCCGCCAGCGCGTTCGCGCTGAGCAGGCCCAGCGACGGCGGGCAGTCGATCAGGATCACGTCGTAGCCGTCGGCAATCCGCGACAGCTTCTCGGCCAGCAGGCGCGTGGCGATGAACGGGTTGGCGGCCAGCACCTCGCGTTCCAGGTTCGCCAGTTTCAGGGTCGCGCCGAGCAGGTGCACGCCGGGGATGCGGGTCTCGGTGATGATCGCCTCGGAGATCGTCGACTGGCCGGCCAGCACACGCTCGATCGGCCGGGACGGCAGCTCCGCGAAGCTGTAGATCAGGGCGGTCGCGTGGGCCTGGGGATCGAAGTCGACGACCAGCACACTCAGGCCTTCGCGCGCCAGGGCGTCCGCGCCCGAGGTGCAGAGGAAGGTTTTGTTGACGCCGCCCTTGTGGTTGACGACCGCTACAATTTTCGCCATGTCAGTAGTGCCCTGTTATTAGAAAGAGGAAATTATCTCATGCAGGAGCAATAATTACCACTAAGACAGGGCAAAAAAAAGCCCCGCTGAATAAGCAGCGGGGCGGGGTATGTTGGTCTGTCCACGGACCAGCAACGATTCTACCTCATGCGGCGCTGGCCAGGTACATCGCGGTCAGCGCATCGCGCAGTGCGTCGACGTCGCCGTTGACCAACAGCGGTTCCTGGCCGATGCCGCGCAGGATCTGCACGGTCTTGCCGTTGGCGCGGCGGGTCATGACGATCACCTTGTGGTAGGCGCGCAGCGATTCGAGCGCCTTCATCGAGTCGGCCGCGTCCAGCAGCAGCAGCTTGAACTCCTTGCCGAACTCGTTCTCGATCATGCGGTGGTGGATCTGCGGCAGCGCGATCACGGCCACGCGGCGGCGGAACGCCAGCGGCTCATTGCCGGCCGGGGCCGGCGCACGCTGCACCGGCGGCACCAGCTGCACCGCCGGCGCGGGCGCCTCGACCGGCGCCGCCAGCGGCGCGGGCGCCGGTGCGGGTGCTTCCTCCCCGCGCAGGCCGGCCAGCCAGCCCGGATACCCGCCGAGGCGCCACAGATCCCACTTGCCGATCAGGGCGGCCATCGCGCCGTCGGCGTCGGTGATCCCCTGCTGGGTCATGAAGTCCTTGATGTCCTTGCGCAGCGCCAGGCCGTAGTCGGCCCACTCGGCTTCTTCCTGGCTACGGTGCACCTGGCCGTCATCGGACACGTATGCGGTAATCGCCTTTGCCAAAACGTCTCTCCTCATGCGGGATGGTCGTCGCGCCAGCCCGGCCCGCTCCAGGCCTGGCGCATTGCGGTCTGATCGACATCAAACCCACAGGACCATAGTATTGCAACTTTGGAACTTTTGGGAGGGGGTGTGATACTATCACACCCCTTTTTTTAGCTCAGCGCGGGTAGGCGCGCAGCACGCGTTCGAGGCCTGGCCGGCGCACCCGTCTCCGTCAGGCCGGCTGCAGCGGCGTGTACAGCAGCGCGCGCAGCTCGTTGATCGACAGGCCGGTGGCGTCGTGCGACTTGATGAGGAAGGTGGCCGACACCGTCAGGTGGCCGTGGCGCATCTTGCTGATGACCGGCGGCTGCACGTCCATCACGCGGCACAGCGCGGCGTCGTTCTTGCAGCCCAGGATCTCGAGCAGCTTGTCGAGCAGTGCCTTCGGGTTCTGGGTCTGCGGGTCGGGTTTCTTGCGTGGCATGGTGCCTCCTATGGTTAGAGAGTGAAGTGCACGCCGAGCTGCTGTGCGGCGAACGCTTCGACCTGCTGCATGAACACGCTGAATTCCTCGACCGACAGGTCGGTCGAGGACATGGCGCGTGTGGCGCCGTCGGGCAGGTCGACGGTGCCGATGAACTGGCGTTTGAAATACTCGTGCCAGCTTTCCTTGTCGTACTGGCGCCCGCCGACCCACGCCTGTTCGGCGATGGCGCCGAGGACGGCTGGGCCGAAGTAGCGGCGGTTCTGTTCGAGCGAGCGCTTCGATTTATAAAACGTGACCGTCACGGCCAGGAACCGGCCCTCCTGCGCGAACTGTTTCCAGTTCGCGGTCAGGAACGAGACCAGGCTGGCCAGGTGCACCGCCTCGCGCAGGACGAACAGGCGCTGCATCAGTCGAACAGCGGCCAGATCAGTTCTTTCGGAGCGCGCACCTGGGTCAGCGTCTTGCGTTCCAGGTGCGCGAGGATCGCGTTCTGGGCGCGGCGCATCACCTCGTCGCGTTCGGCCATGCCGGTCACGCGCCCGTTGTTCAGCAGCGCGTCGCGGAACTTGATGATGCTCTGGTGGTGGGTCTTGGTCATCACGCCCGTCAGCACCACGTTGGCGAAGGTGTTCAGCTCCGTTTCCGCCACGCCGGCGTGGTGCGCCAGCGCGATCGCGCCCATCACCGGGATGGTGGTCAGGTGCTTGCGGATGGCGCCGCCGAACACGTCGAGTGCGAACTCGTACGGCTCGCGGTACTGCAGCAGGCGCGCGGCCATGTTGGCGTCGCTGTGCACGGCGTGGTGTGCGCAGGTCTGCTTGACCAGCGCGATCTGGCTGGAGGTGACGATCCCGCAGGCGCCCGAGATCGTGAGGGCGTCGGCCTGGCTGCGCGTCACGCCGCGGTCGACCGCGTGCGCCTCCTCGCGCGGGAAGCCGTAGGTGACGAATACCGGCACCGCCACGCCGGCGCGCTTGATCGCTTCGAGCCGGTGCTGGCCGTCGCAGATGTCGCCGGTCGTGTAGAAACAGATGCCCTGGTGCGTCACCGTCCACAGCCCGGCGCGGATGTCGTCGCACAGCTTGCGCACGCCGGCGTCCTTGAGCCTGCGGTTGATGGTGTTGATGCGCAGCGCCTCGGCGGCCCATTCGGGCGTGACCATGACCAGCTGCGGCGCGGTCAGGTGCGGCACCTGCAGGCCCGGCTGCAGCTGCGCGAACCGGCCCAGCGGTGCCGGCGTCAGGTTGTTCTGCGGGGGCAAGGCAAAGCGTTCGAGGATGCTGGTCATGGTCGTCGGTTCCTTGTGGTGGGGGCCGGTCGCGGCCGGCGTGAATGTCAGTGGCATCTGCATCAGCGAACCAGCGGCTCTACGCCTTCCGCCTCCATGTCGTCGACCGCGATCTTCAAGGCCTTGTGCAGCCGGTCGGCCAGCAGCGGCACGGTCTCCTCCGGGACCGACAGGCCGCGCGCCAGCACCCAGGCGATGGCGTCGGCCAGGTAGGCGACCGTGGCGCCGATGCGCACCGCGAGCGGCCCGATGTCATCTTCCAGCCCGCTGATGTCGATCTTGGCCAGCGCCTTGTACTGGTCGATCGGCAGCGACTCGAACATGGCCTCGAAGAAGCAGGCGAAGCACGGCATGCCGTTGGCGTCGCGCTCGATGACGGTCAAGCCCTCGGGCGGGGCCGTCTCGTCGTGGTCGTGCTTGACGAAGAAGCCGCTGTGAAAGCTCGGCAGCTCCGGGATCGGGTCAGTGGGCATGGTTTCCTTTCGGCGCCAGGATCAGCGCGATCATGTGGTCGATGCGTTCGTGGAACGGCTCCATCAGCTCGGGCGCGGTCTCGCCCGCGATCTGGATCGCCAGGTGCGCGACCGAGTCGGCCACGGTGGCCCAGGCGGCGCCGACGCGGCGCATGTACTCGACCGCTTCCGGGTCCTCGCCGTCGAGGTCCTCGGCGTCAAGCGGGATGGTGCCCAGCTCGTCGTCGGTCAGGGAATCGAACACCGCGCCGAAGTAGCAGCCGAAGCACGGCTTGCCGTTGTCCTCGGGGTGGTACACGATCTCGTCGCCCGGGTCGTGCTCTTGGTCGTTCATGGCGTTCCTTTGTCGTTGGGGTAATCGCGCAGGGCGCGCTCGGCCTTGGTCAGGCGCCGGACCTTGCCCTTGTGGGGCACCATGCGTTCAGCCGGGAAGCCGGTCGGCGGCAGCTTGTAGAACTGGCGCAGCAGGACGAACTGCTCGCGGGTCGGGACCAGCTCGCCGAACTCGAAGCGGCTGATGTCCCATTGCTTCACGCCCAGCGCGCGCGCGACGTCGGCCTGGCGCAGGACGCGGTCCGCGCTCCATCGCGCCGCCTCGAGCTGGGCCGGGGTCAGGCCGACGTCGTCCACCGCTTCCAGTTCCAGCTGGACCTGCGCCGGCTGCACGTTGGCCGCGATCCAGGCCTCGTGCTCCTCGGGGTCCGGGAACCGTGGCGGCGGCGGCGCCGGCGGCGTCAGGCGCACTTCCTGCGGCTGGCCGGCCTGCACCGCCTTGAGCTTGGCGTAGAACAGGTTCTCCCAGCGCATCACGACGCTGGGTCCGGCGGATTCGCCCAGCACCTGGGCGGCCGCCAGTGCCAGCTGGTCCATGAAATAACCGGCGGCGGCGCCGTAGTCGAACGGGTCCGGGTGCCTGTCCGACACCTTGGCCAGGTGCTGCTGCAGGAAGCGTTCGGGATCATTCAGATCGCGGCTCATGGCGTCCCCTTTGTTATCAAAAAGGCACGTCCGAGTCTTGGTAGGCCGGCTGGGCTGCCGGGCGCGGGGCCTGCGCCGGACGGGCCGGGGCGCTGCCGGCACCCGCGCCACCGCCGCCGCCGAGCATCTGCATGTTCTCGGCCACGATGTCGGTCGCGTACTTCTCGACGCCATCCTTGTCGGTGTACTTGCGGGTCTGCAGGCGGCCCTCGACGTACACGCTCGAACCCTTCTTGAGGTACTGGCCGACGATCTCGGCCAGCTTGCCGAAGAAGGAAATGCGGTGCCATTCCGTCAGTTCCTTGGCTTCGCCGGTGTTCTTGTCCTTGGACTTGAAGGAGGTGGCGACGGCGATGTTGGCGATCGGGTCGCCGCTGGGCATGTAGCGCATTTCGGGGTCGCGGCCCAGGTTGCCGACGATGATGACCTTGTTGACAGATGCCATGTTGATTCCTTTGCGGTTGAGGGTGGTCAGTGCAGGAGGCCGTGCTCGGCCCGGATGCGCGCGACGATCGCGTCGAGGTAGGCGCGCGCCGCCGTGACGCGGCGCGCGATCCTGTTCTCGATCGCGCGGTCGCGCAGGTAGGTGATGGTGGTGATGCGCAGCTCGATCGGCAGCGGTTCCTCGCGCAGCTCGGAGACGTCGAACTGGTGCAGGTGCGGGTTCTCGTAGCCGATCAGTTCCCCGGGCGTGTCGACCAGGCAGTACGCGACCTCGGCCTGCTCGCAATCCCACAGCCACATGTAGCCGCGCATCTGCCACTCGTACTCGGTCTTGTGCGCCTGGGCCGACAGGGCCGGGAAGGTGGCCAGCGACCAGCTCGACTTGATGTCGATGATCTTCTCGCCCGTAAAAATGTCGCACTCGCCGGTGATGTACTCGTTGGTGCGGCGCTCCTTGTTCTTGCGGTAGGACGTGAAGAAGCGCTCGTTGTACAGCGCGATCGACTCGTCCTCGACGATGATTCCCTTCTGCGTGTACTTCGAGTGCACGATGTTGGTGTAGCCGTACACGTACTCCTGGGCCAGGTCCTCGAGGTAGGACCTGGCGCCGGCCGACAGGGTGCTGTCGAACAGCGGCGCCAGGATCGCGCGGTCCTCGTCGGTTTTCGCCTTCTTGGCCGCGAGCGCGGCCAGCTCCGGGGTGGCGAGCAGGGCCGGGTCGATCGCCTTCGGGTCGGCCATCAGGGTGTGCAGCGACGAGCAGCGGAAGTGAAAGCCGTTCACGCGTTCTCCTGCGGCGCGCTTGCTGCCGGGGCGACCTGGTCGCCGGCCAGTTCGGCCTCGACGGCGGCCAGGCGGCTTGCCTGTTCGGGCGACAGGGCGTACTTCACGCGCAGCGTCTCGGCGGCGAACTCGCCCTTCTTGACGGCGGCCAGGGCCTTGTCCATGCGCGCCTCGGGCAGCGCCGGCTTCACCTCGGCCGGGATCTTGGTGCGGATGCGCAGGCACTCGACCATTTCGCTGCCCAGCTTGGTCGTGCTGGCGTACAGCGTGATGCGCTTGCCGGACCAGTCCTCGATGTACGGGCCGTACAGCTTCTCGATCGTCTTGCTGTTGGTCGAGTTCAGGATCAGCGGCTTCGTCTCGACCATGTAGGCCAGCGAATGGTCCTCTTTCTTGCCGCCCATCATCGTGACCGTCTCTTTCTGGACGTAGTTGATGGTGACGGTCATGTCCTCGCCGTTGGGCAGGGCGTAGACGCCGAGGAAGCGCGGGTCGATCAGCTGCTTCCAATGGGTTTTCGTGACGGGCGCGTTCATTGCAGCGCCTCCAGGTCGACCATGCTGGCGATGACGGCCGCGTCGACCAGGGCGCCGATGCGGCTGCCGCGGCGGCGCTCGATCAGGTCGGCCTCGATCATGTCCAGCCTGGCCTGCGGCAGGCGCTCGTAGATGTCGGCGCCGCTGCTGACGATCACGCGCAGGGTGCGGTCGCGCGTTTCCAGCACGATCGGGTGCGTGGCCAGCACGCGCTTGAAGTCGAATTCCTCGGGCAGGCCGGGGTCGCCCGGGTCGCCCAGGCCGGCCGGACGCGCCGGGTAGCCCGGTTCATAGGTGAATTCGACGTCGAGCACGACCGAGCCGCCGAAGTGCGCCGGTTCGCTTTCGTGCTCGTGCGGGCCGACGGCCAGCGTCAGTCCATGCAGCGTGTAGGGTGCGGAATAGTCCAACTGACGGCTCCTGTTTGCGGTGGGAAACAGGAACCAGTCTATTAAAGTCTGACTTTAATTTACAAGGGAAACTTTGATCTTTTCAGCAAAACTTTAGATTACAGTTCAGTACACTTGTTGTGCAAACGCAAAGCTCCGAGCCTGTGTTGGCGAGAGGTGCGAGCTGACGAGCTTGTCTGAGACGCGTTGAGGCGAAAAAAAAGCCGGCTTGTGGCCGGCTCCTCCTGGTGGCGTGAGGGGATCGGCGCTAGAGCGCTCCCTGTTGCGCCACGACTCTGCCGATGGTCTTGACGGCGGTGGCCGGCACCAGCTGCTCGGGCATGTTGGCGCGGTCGGCGCAGACCCGCACCATGCCGTCGAGCTGGATGAACAGACGGCGCACCTTCAGGCCGGCCGGGGTGTCGAGCAGGAACACCTTGTCGTCCTTCAGCTCGGTCTGCTTCAGGTCGATGAGCAGCTGGCTGCCCATGTTCATGCTGTCGTCCTCGTTGATGAATACGCGGCAGTGTTCGGGCGCGACCCCGAGCGTATGCAGGAAATCCCTGCGATAGGCAAAGCTGTTGTGGTCGTCGGCCAGACCGCCAACTTCGTGGTGATGTTGCACTGCTATGCCCCCTTCCTTATCGGTCCCTAGCAACCTTACCAAGGTATATTTTTCCGCTAATGGAACATTAACATCAATTCCCGCTGACAAGTATTCCGTTGTTGTTTTTAATACTTCTGCAATTGTTTTCAACCGATGATACGACGGCATCGCTTTAAGTTCCTCCCACCCATAGACGGCCTGCTGCGTCACTCCACACAGATCTCCTAGTTGCACACGACTCAGTTCTAGTTCCTCACGGCGACGCTTTATGCGGTCATGGATCGTTGGCATGGTGTTTCCCTTCGTTCTAGTAGTGGTGACTTCCTAACGCGCAACATAACACAGGCGGTTCTATAAGCGGCGCTTGATTCCTTAAAGTTTCACTTGTAATTTAAAGTGTTGCTTGTAGAATCTATCCCATGAAAAAACTTTCCGCACGGATGCGCGCCGCCCGCCGGCACCGCGAACAGGAGTTTCTGGGTGTCGCCGCCAACAAGGTCGGCTCGTACAGCGCGCTGGCCCGCGAACTGGGCGTGTCGGCCCAGGCCGTGCATCAGTGGTCCCGGAAAGGCACCCCGCTCCGCCGCTGCAGCGGGATCGAGCGCGCCAGCGAGGGCGTGGTCCAGTGCGAACAGCTCAACGAGGACTACAACCTGATCGAGGTCCGGCCCTACCGCCACACCCCGCCGACCAACGCGATCTATATCTCCGGTCCGATGACCGGCAAGGTCGACCTGAACCGTCCCGCCTTCAACGCCGAAGCGGCGCGCCTGCGCAACCTGGGCTACCGCGTCGTCAACCCGGCCGAGTTCGAGCTGGCGCCGGACACCACCTGGGCCGGCTACATGCGCCACGACATCATCGCCATGCTGACCCACTGCGACACGCTGGTTGTCCTGCCGGGCTGGAACCGCTCGAAGGGCGCCCAGCTCGAGGTGTACCTGGCGCGCCAGCTGGAACTGCGCGTCGTGAAAGCCGGTGCGCTCAAATGAAGCGCACCTCGATTCTCAAGCGCACCGGGTTCGTCACCCGGGCGCGTGAAAAACAGCCCAAGTCGCGCGCCAGGACCGGCCTGAAAAGCCGCCAGCGCGCCGTCAGCGCGGTCGAGGCCGCGTACTGGGACCGCCTGGCCCGCGAGATCGGCTGCATCGCCTGCCGCGTGGCCGGCCTGGCGACGTCCGACTACGTGTCGATTCACCACATCGACGGCAGGACCAAGCCGGGCTGCCACATGAACGTCCTGCCCCTTTGCGCCGGCCACCATCAACAGGGCACCGGCAACGACCAGAGCCTGGTGGCCGTGCATCCGAACAAGGCCAGGTTCGAGGCCCTGTACGGCACGCAGGAGGAGCTGCGCGCGCTGTGCAACGAGAAGCTGGGGGTCAACCCATGATGAACCGCCAGAAAGCCGCGCAGTATTTCATCGTCGCCTGGATCAAGGACTGGCGCCTGTCGGCCTACCTGGACGTGCTGGCCGACGGCGGCCCGGCGATCCGCTACGACCAGGCGCATCACTTCTACCGTTGGCTGCCCGACACCGAGCCGTTCGAGCGCCACTTCACCGTGCGCGCCTACCTGGGCGAATGCAACCGGCCGCTGTCGGATGCGCTGCTCGACGCCCGCGACGATTTGGCGCGCCTGGCGCTGGCCACGCGCGTCGAGGCGTTCGTGTTCACCGAGCGCTTCCGCTATTCAGACAACCTGGGCCGCACGATCGCGCGCGACGAGCAGCGGCGGCTGCACCGCAACGGCCTGCTGATCCAGGAACACCGCGAAGCCCGGCAGCGCCGCCGTGGCACCCACTGGCAGGTGTGCAAATGAGCGCCGACGACCTGGACGTGCCGTCGGCCGAGGAAATGATCGACCTGCTGAAAGAGGAGGTCGAGATCCTGACCGCCCAGCTCGACGCCCTGCAGGCCGGCCACCGCGGCGACCTGCTGGCGGCCGAGATCCGCGCCCGCTTCGGCATCAAGCGCCGTCTCGACCAGGAGATCACGCGCGGCAACGAGCTGGCGCGCGAGCGCGACAACCATAAACGCCAGCTGCAGCACCACCGCCGGCTGGTCGGCGACCTGATGGCCCTGACCGAGGCGCCCAGCGAGCACGACCTGCTGGAACGCGTGCGCAGACTGGTGCGGGGCATCTAATGGACGACTACCGCGACCTGCGCGACTACCAGATCGACGCGATCGAAAGCATCCGCGCCGCGATCCGGGCCGGCCACCGCCGCATCTGCCTGGTGGCCCCGACCGGCTCCGGCAAGACCAAGATCGGCGCGTTCATGGTGCGCCAGACCCTGAAAAAGATGCACCGCGCCGCGTTTGTCTGCGACCGCATCAACCTGATCGACCAGACCTCGATGGTGTTCGACGCCGAGGGCATCCCGCACGGCGTGGTGCAGGGCAACCACCCGCGCGTGGCCCCCTGGGAGCGCGTGCAGGTGTGCTCGATCCAGACCGTGGCGCGCCGCGCCTGGCCCTCGGCCATCGTGATCCTGATCGACGAGTGCCACACGATCAGCCGCGCCGTGAAGCAGCGCATGCTGGATGACGACGGCTCGACGGTGTTCATCGGCCTGACCGCCACGCCCTTCACGCGCGGCATGGACAAGATGTACGACGTCCTCATCAACGTGGCCACCACCAACGACCTGATCCGCCGTGGTTTCCTGTCGCCGTTCCGCATTTTCGCGGCGCGCGAGCCGGACATGACCGGCGTGGCGATCGTCAACGGCGAGTTCGACGTCGGCGAGACCAGCCGCCGCGCCAGCAAGGTCGTGGGCGACTGCGTGGCCGAGTACCTGCGCCTGGGCGACGGCCGCAAGTTCATCTGCTCGGCGGTCGACACCGCCCACGTCCAGGAGCTGGAACGCCAGTTCATGGCGGCCGGCATCATGACCCGCGCCTACACCTACCGCGAGGACGACGTCGAGCGCGCCGACGTGGTCGAGGAGTTCCGCCGCCCGGACTCGTCGATCCGGGGACTGATTACCGTGACGGCCGCGAGTAAAGGTTTTGATGTGCCCGACATTGGCGTGGTCATCATGGCGCGCCCGCTGGCGAACTCGCTCGCCGAGTACATCCAGCTGTTCGGCCGGGGCCTGCGGATCTCCGACGGCAAGGACCACCTGATCGTGCTGGACCACTCGGGCAACTCCGAGCGCTTCTGGGACGAGTGGACCGCCTTCTTCGCCGAGGGTGCGCTGGGTTTTACGCGCGGGCGCAAGAACGGCGCCGGCAAGAACCGCGACAAGGCCGAGGCCAAGCCGATGAAGTGCCCGGCCTGCAAGAGCCTGCACCACCCGATGCCGTACTGCCCGACCTGCGGCCACGTCTACCCGCCGAAGGAGGCCGTGCGCCACGAGCCGGGCAGCCTGGTCGAGCTGCTGGCCGCGCGCGACCCCGCCGAACTGGCGGCCGACCTGTACCCGCAGCTGGTGCACGAGGCGATCCGCCGCAAGAAAGAGAACCCCGAGGCCTGGGCGAAGAACCGCTACGCCCGCCTGACCAACCAGCCGGCGCCGAAGATCGCGTTCGCCGACGTCGTGCCGGTCGAGGCCAAGCAGTACGTGCGCAACAAGCTGACCTCGCTCGACATCGCCTACGGCAAGAAGATGGGTTTCAGGAAGGAGCGAGCCTGATGGACTTCTACAACACCCTGCTGGCCGCCGGTTTCCTGCCGCGCGAAGTGGTCCCGAACGGCAAGTGGTATCGCTGCGCCACGGTCGACAAGCCGAAGAAGAAGAACGGCGCCTACATGCTGCGCGTGGACGGCCGCCGCGGCTACTTCAAGGACTATGCGGTCGACGAGGAGTGGGTCGAGTGGCGCGACGAGACCCCGGTCTCGCCGATCGAGAGAAAACGCATCCAGAAGGACCTGGCCGCGCTGCGCCGCCGCGAGTGGGAGAAGGCCGCGCGCGCCTACCAGTCGATGGCCCGCTACTACCAGTCGCTGCCGCGCCTGGTCGACGGCCACCCCTATCTCACCCGCAAGGGCCTGTCGATGCTCGGCGCCGACAAGCTGCGCCTGGACGGCGAAGCGCTGGTCTGGCCGCTGTTCAAGGACGGCCGCCTGGCGACCGTGCAGCGGATCTGGCCCGACGGCACCAAGAAGAACTATACGGGCTGCTCCACGCGTGAGGTCTCGCTGCTGCTGATGCGCCCCGGCGCCGTGCTGCACGCCTACACCGAGGGCTTTGCGACCGGCCTGGCGATCTTCCAGAACGTGCCGAACGCGCAGGTCGAGATCTGCCTGGACGCCGGCAACCTGGTGGCGGTGGCGAAACGCGCCAAGGTCGAAGGGCTGGCCGTGGTGTGCGGCGACAACGACTGGGAAACCTGCGCGCGCCGTGGTTTTAATCCGGGCGTCGAGAAAGCCACCGAGGCGGCCGAACTGCTCGGCTGCGGCATGGCGTACCCGGAAAACATCATCGGCACCGACTGGGCCGACGCGCTGATGGAGTGGGGTGACGACGGTCCCCGACGCCTGCGCATGGCATTGACAAGGGCGGCGCGCCCGGTATTCCGGTAGCGCGTGCCGGGTGGAGCGGACGACACCCTTATCAAATGTGCATGGGCCTGCATCGGCCCCCACCGCAAAAAGACCGGCCCCTGCCCAACCTTGCAGGCGCGCCGACGCGGCGTTGCTGAAGCGACCGCAGCAAGACCTGGTGCCAAGGGGGTGAGAACAACGCCAGGTCGAGGAAATTCAGACCCCAGCGGGTGGCGTGGTGACGGGCGAAACAGCCCTTCATGGCGCGGATGAGAGCCAAGCGGCGGCGCAGCTGCCCCCTCTCACCTTTGGATGCTGCTGGGCGCACGGTTTTTTCAACGACGACAAAAGGACGGGCATGAGCATCATCGACGGCATCCTCAAAACCCCGAGCGGCAACAAGCTCGAGATCATCACCATCCTCGACCGCAGCGGGTCGATGAACGACATCCGCCAGGACACCATCGGCGGCTACAACGGTTTCCTGATGGGCCAGAAAGCGCTGCCGGGCTACGCGCGCGCCACCCTGGTCACGTTCAGCCACGACGTCGAGACCCTGTACGAGGGCGTCAACGTCCAGCACCTGGGCAACCTGACCCAGGCCAACTACGCCACGGTCGGCTCGACGTCGCTGCTGGACGCGATCGGCACCACGCTCACGCGCCAGCTCACGCGCATCGAGCGCGAGGGCTGGGCCGACAAGGTGCTGGTCAACATCGTCACCGACGGCGAGGAGAACACCAGCCGCGAGTTCACCCTCGACCAGGTCAAGGCGCTGGTCAAGGCGTGCCAGAACGAGAAGGGCTGGAAGTTCGTGTTCGAGGGCGCGGACATTGACTCGTTCAAGGTCGGCGCGGGCCTGGGCATCAGCGGCGCGACCACGCGCAACTTCACCAAGACCGCCGCCGGCGTGGCCGAGTCCTACGGCAACCTGACCGCCTACGCCACCAGCATGCGCACCGAGGCCCGATGATCCGCATGCCCCGTCCTCCGCGCCCGGTGGCGCCGGCGACCCGCAAGATCGCGGTCTCGCGCGACTTCGTGATCGACTTCAACGTGCTGGCCTGGTTCTACGACTGGGAGCTGGCCGACATCGAACTCGAGAAGGTGCGCATCCGCATCAACCAGGCGGCGATGGACGACGTCCCGCGCCTGGCCCGCGTGATCCGGGCGCTGGAGGACGTGGCCGAGCACTACGGCTGGACCGTGGAGGACATGGCGCAGTGGCGAATCCCGCTGCGCCATCCCGGCCCGGACCGCGACTTCGTCCTGACGCTGGCCAAGGCGATCGAGCACGGCTACCGCCAGACCCCTGAGAACAACCACCAGCGCCTGGGCGCCTGGATGGCCGAGCACGGCCTGGACCCGGTGTATGCCGATGGAGACCCCGCATGAAAATGCCGAACACGAACAGCAAGCCGTACAAGATCATCAAGCTGCTGCTGGCCGGCGCGCAGATCACCCCCGAGGAGGGCGTGCTGCAGCACGGCACCCTGCGCCTGACCCTCGCGGAGATCTCCGAGCTGTACCGCGACCTCGTTGCGCGCGGCTGCGCCGAGACGGTGAGCGATGCCGGCCCGCGCATCCGGGCCAGCGATGCGCTGCTGCAGAAGTACGGCCTGATCGAAGCGCCGCCCGACCCCAGCCAGCTGCCGAAGGTGCCGCCGCGCCAGATGCCGCCCTTCAAACCCCTGTCGCGCCAGAACATCCCGTCCTCGCGCGGCCGCCGCGACGGCAGCAACGACCTGCGCGACCTGCCCAGCCACTACGGCAAGTTCACCGGGGAGAAAGCATGAGCGTGGTCCTCATCACCAACTGGATCGCGGCGCGCGCGGCGCGCTACATGGCCGAGTCGATGTCCTCTGACCCGGCAATCCGCGCCGCCGCCCGCGCCCGCGCGATCGCCGCCGTCAACCGCCGCGAGCAGCGCGCCAAGCGCCCGTACCTCGCCGAGGTGGTCCAGCTCGACACCCGCCGCACGGCGCCGCGCCGCCCGGTGCGCACCGTGAAGGATTACTGATGGGCCGCAAGTTCTTCAACCGCAAGACCGTGGTCGACGGCCTGGCGTTCGACTCGCAGGCCGAGGCGCGCCGCTGGAAGGTGCTGCAACAAGCGGCCGCCGAGGGCCGGATCTCGAAGCTGCGCCGCCAGGTGTCGTTCGAGCTGGTGCGCGGCGTGCGCCTGGTGGGTAGCCGCCGCGCCACCCCGGCCATCCGCTACATCGCCGACTTCGTCTACGAGCAGGACGGCCGCGAAGTCGTCGAGGACGTCAAGGGCGTGCTGACCGCCGTCTACAAGCTCAAGCGCCACCTGATGAAAGCCGTCTACAACATCGACATCCTGGAGACCCAATGAACACCCAGTACCAAGTCAACGAGCAGGATGCGCGCCGCTACCGCATGGTGCGCCTGATGCTGTGCGCGAGCGACGCCACGCAGGACGAGATCGCGGCCCTGATGGACCCGATCATCCAGGGCAACCCGACCCCGCAGCTGCTCGACCGCGCCATCGACCACGTCCTGGCCACCCTGAAACTCGTCTGAGGTCCCCATGCTCCTGGCCGAACGCTATGCCCGCGCCACCCAGTCCGGCAACCTGCGCAACGACGCGCTGCACGTCACCACCGACGTCCTGATGGCGATGGCCCTGTCGTCGAACTTCGGCGGCCTGCTGGTGCGCGTCAAGTATGGCAATGACGCCAGCTGCTACCGGCGCCTGCTGGACAAGTGGACCTGGATCGTCTCGACCAAGGCGCTGCGCCGCAACTGGCCCGAGCACATCCCGATCGACAAGATCGCCTACCTGTCGCTGCGCCGCTGGCTCAACTCCGTGTGCCCGGCCTGCACCGGCCACGGCAAGGTGAAAGTGCTGGGCGCGCCGGTGCTGTCGGAGAAGGATTGCCCGCTGTGCCTCGGCAAGGGCGAGACCGAGCTGCGCTGCAACCCGGCGATCCGCGACTACGTGCTGGATATGGTCGAGGAGCTGCAAATGGACCTGATCCGGGGCGTGACCCGCGCGAACAAGCGCCTGCGCAGCGACAGCGAGGACGCGAACGCGAAATTGGGCTTGAATCCGGCTCTTTAAATCCGTATCCTGACGGCACTGCTGAGCGTATCGGTGCTGTTGTGGATGGTTTCTGGCCCTTTCGACTCGGCATAACTCGGGCGAACCACCCGGTTTACGGGTGCCAGCGACACACCGTGCAGTAGCGGACGGCGACCCTCGCGGCCTTCGTTCGTCCAGAGTTTCCGACATTCCCCAGGGGCGCAAGACTGCAAGACCAACCCCTCTATCCTGTTATCTATATAGAGGAACATCATGAGCGACGTCATGGTCTGCAAGCTGCAACTCCATCATGTGAACCCTTCCCGATCCAGCAGCGGCGACCCGGCCGGCGGCTACGTCAAGTTCGGCGCGGTCTGGGAGGGCAGCACTGAAAAACAGGCGCTGAGCGAGAACGCGATCTTCGGCCACTACACCCCTTGCGCGGAATTCAACGCCTCGATCCAGAACCAGGCCGTCATCGACAAGCTCGTCGTCGGCAAGAAATACTACGTGACGTTCACCGAAGCGCCCGACTGATTCCTGCGGAGGTACGGGGCCGCCCGGGCGCTTGCGCCTGCCCGTCATCCGCAACCCCTATTAGACCCGCCACCCGGCGGGTTTTTTTTCGTCCTGGCCCCGCACAGCGGCCGGGTATGGAGATCCATCATGGCAATGAACACCCAAATTTCCGACACCGTCGTGAACGCCCAGGCCGACGCGCTGAGCGCCCTGCTGAACAACGGCTACCTGCGCATCTACAGCGGCACCCAGCCCGCCACCGCCAACACCGCGCTGTCCGGCAACACGTTGTTGGCCGAGCTGCGCTTCTCGGCCACCGCGGCCCCGGCGGCCGTCGGCGGCCTCATCACCTTCAACGCGATGACCGCGGATTCGAGCGCCGACGCCACCGGCACCGCGACCTTCTTCCGCGCGGTCAAATCCGACGGCACCACCGTCGTGATGGACGGCTCGGTCGGCACCAGCGCCGCGAACATGATTATCGCCACGACCTCGATCTCGGCCGGCCAGACCGTGTCGTGCTCGTCGTTCACCCACGACGTGCTCAACAGCAGCTCGGGCCTGTAACGCCATGTACGCCTACGTGCGCACGAACAGCGTCGAGCAGTCCTTCGGCAGCTGGAGCGTGGTCGTGGTCCTGGCCGATGACGGCGTCGAATCCGGCCAGCAGCTGGAATTCAACCACGAGCCGGACGACACCGAGATCGTCGCCGCCGCCACCAGCGTGACCGACATGCTGAATGCGGCGGCGGCCGACCGCGAGCTGCGCGACATGCTTGCCGGCGGCACGTTCACGCTCAAGTACCAGGACGCGCCCGCGCTGGCCGTGCGCTTTCGCGCCGCCTATCGCCCCACCTTCGGCAGCGACACGGCCCGGCTGGCGTTCTGGATCGTCGAGCGCCTGGCGAACGCCGAGCTGACGGACGCCCAGGTGAGCGCGGCGTTCGATCTGGGAACGGACGACTACACGGCCCTGCTGGGCCGCCTCCAGACCCTGCACGACATGTGGCTGGCGATCCAGTATGCGGCAGGTGAGTAATGACCACGTTCTACCTGGACCCGGAGGGCGGTGACGATCTAGGCTCCGACTTTTCCGTGTTCGGGCGCACGCCGACCTTGACCTCGGTGTCCAGCGTTGCCGTCGCCAGGTACGGTTCGCGCTCGCTTGACTTTTCTTCGGCCACGTCGTCGCGCATCACGTTCCCGGTCACTTCAAGCAATGGCCTGCAGCTCGGCGCGAACAAGTTCACCGCAGAAGCGTGGGTCTACTTCACCAGCCACTCCGCGACCACGGTCGAGACCATGTTCGGCCAGTGGCAGGATGGTGGCGCAGGCAGTTTGAGCTGGCGCGTGGGCATGAACGCCTCCGGCCAGATCCAGTACCAGTGGTCGACTTCCGGCACCGCCGCCGCTGGCGCGCTGACCGCCGCTTTCACGCCAACCCTGTTCCAGTGGTATCACATCGCGGTCGACCGCGATCCCAGCACGGCGCGCCTGTACATCGACGGCGCGGTGCAGAACTCGGTGGCCGACACCAGCGTGCTGTCGACACAGACCAGCAACTTCGTCATCGGCAATGACAACTCGAACACGAAACACTTCCCCGGCTACATCCAGGACTTCCGCCTGACCAGGGGCGTGGCCCGCTACGCCGGCGCGTTCACCCCGCCTGCCGCCGCGCTGCCGGTTAAGTTCCCGGACGACCCGTACTTCAACTTCGTCTACCTGCTGGTGCCGGGTCGCATGGATGGCACCGGCACCTCGTTCGCCAACCGCTGGCGCACCGTCCAGACCGGCGCGACCGCCGCGCGCCTTGCGGCTGGCGACACGATCCGCCTGCGCGCCACCCCGGACGACACGCTGGTCGGCAACGCGACGTGGACGCAGAACAGCAAGACCGTCACGCTGGCCGCTGCCGTCACGGCCAACATCGACACCTGCGATACCGCATGGACGGCGGCGACCAACGTCGGTGCCACGGCGCAGATCACCACCTCGCGCCGCGAAGGCACGGCCTACGCGCAATTCGCCGTCGCTGGTGCCTTCACCACCGGGAAGATCGCGTACAGGGCGACCGGCGCGCTCGACCTCTCCAGCTACCAGCAGGTGTCGTTCTGGTTCCAGGCCAACGCTGCCGTGCTGGGCGGCACCATGCGCCTCGTGCTGTGCTCGGACACGACCGGCGACGTGCCGGTCCAGTCGCTCTACCTGCCAGACTACCCGGCCACGCAATGGCACCCGATGGTGATCGACACTGGCGCGGCCCTGCCGTCGAACGTGGCCTCGGTGGCACTGTACGCGGACCTCGACCCTGGTGCCGTCACCATCTGGCTCGACAACATCATCGCCTGCAAGGCATCGTCCTCGCCCGACGCGCTCACGCACCGCTCGCTGATCGGCAAGGTCCACAACAAGAGCTGGGCCGCGTCAACCGCCTATGCGCTCGGCGACCGCCGCCGTCCGACCCAGGTCAACCGCAACGGCTTCCTGTACCAAGTCACCACCGCTGGCACCTCCGACTCGACCGAGCCGACCTGGCCTGCCGCGTGGAGCAGGACCGTCACCGACGGCACCGTGGTCTGGACCTGCATCAATGCCGAGCTGGAAGATAGCTGGTTCGGGATCGCCGGCATCAACGGCACCACCGTCACGCTCGACAACCAGTTGTCCGGCAGCTTCACCTCGCTGCGCGGCTACCACGGCGCGACCGAGACCGTGGCGACCTACAAGCGCGAGACCGCGCAGATGTTCCCGGTGCCGCCCAACTTCTCGAACACGAACCAGATCAACAAGGCTGGCACGCTGGGCCTGCCGATCACCTACAGTGGCGGCTGGAACCGCACCGACATGAGCGCGCAGGATGGCGGCGAGACATGGTGGGACGGCATGAACGGCAACGGCAACGGCCTGTATGTCGGCAGCAACAAGTACATCAATCTCGACCATTTCAACTTCGTGCGCTTCTCCGCTGCGGTGGTCGGGGCGACGACGGCGAGCGGCGTGGTCTCGAACTGCCACGCGAACAACAACGGCAACGGGTTCCTGCTGACCGGGTCGCAGGCGCAGTGGAACCTGTACGGCGTCCACGGCTTCAACAATGGCAACACTGGCGTCTCGTGCCAGACCGCAGGCGTGGTGATCGCCAGGGCGATCCAGGGATGCAGCAACGGCCAGGCGGCGGTCGACACGCTGGGGGTCCAGTTCGGCAAGTACAAGAACCGCATGCACTACGTGGTGGCGCGCAACAATGGCGGCAACGGCATGGGAACCTATTCCTCCCCGGTCTATGATTCCATCGTCTCCAACTACGCCACCGGCAACAACGCGGGATCGTCGGTCTCGGGCGGCAGCGACTACAACTCGATCTGCTTCGTCAATGGCAACTGCACCGAGGCCAGCTACATCAACCAGAACAACCTCGGCCCCTTCGCCTATGTCGACGGCTACGTCTACTCGCACAAGCACAATGGCGATCCCAACGACCACCGCATCTACTTCAACGAAGGCACGGTCAGGAGCGATGTCACCCAGCGCCACACGCCGTCCGGCATCGCGTGGAAGTGCAGCCTGACCTCTGGCTTCCGTACGCAGAACTACCCGGTGCGCTTCTCGCTGGGACGCTACCTGCTGCAGGCGGGCGTGGCGAAGACTTTCAAGGTCTGGAGTCGCCGCGATCTCGCCAGCATCAAGGGCGCGCTGCTGATCTACGGCGGCGCGCTGGCCGGAATCGACGCTGACGCCACCGCCTCGGTCGACCCGGTCGCCCTCAACACCTGGGAGCAATCCGCCGGCCTGACCGTGACCCCGCTGGAATCCGGCGTGGTCGAACTCTGGATGCTCTGGTGGGATGGCGTCGGCACCATCGGCAACTACTGGATCGACGACCTGACGGTGACGTAACGTGGCCGCGCATCGCTACTGGCGGCTCTACATTACGGCGGCACAGTCGTCGGCCGAGACTGACCTCGCCGAGTTCTACCTCTGCACCACGGTCGGCGGCGCGTCGGTGGCGACGGGCGGCACGGCCAGCGCCGACACGACCTTCAGCGGCACCTATGTCCCCGCCAATGCGTTCGACGGCAACAACACGACCTCGTGGGCGTCGGCCAGCACGGCCATGCCGCACTGGCTGCAATACGACTTCGGCGCAGGCAACGCCAAGGACATCGTGCAGTGGGGCATCCAGTCGATTTTTACCTCTGGCTATTCTCAGTACACGCCGAAGGACTTCTCGCTCCAGTACAGCGATGACGGCACCACCTGGACGGCGCTCGACACCATCGTGGGCGCGGTCGGCTGGACGGGAACTGAGAGCCGCATGTTCACGGTGCCGGTTCCCGGCACGGGCGGCGACAACACCTTCGACGTGGTCTACCTCGGCCAGCCGTTCGCCGACCTCGACAAGTCGTCCAGCTCGGGCAACACCAGCCTAGACATCGTCTACCTGGCCGAGCCGATCGGCACGACCGGGACCGGCCCGAGCGTCACCGACAGCACCGCCAGCACCAGCCAGGCGCAGAGCGGCAGCGTCGGTGCGGCAATCAGCGCCGGTTCAGTCACTGGCACCGCCAGCACCAGCCAGGCGCAGGGCAGCAGCGCCAGCGTGGCCGCGCTCAACGTCGGCAGCGTAGTCGGCGCAACCAGCCAGGCACAGAACAGCGCCGCCAGCGCCGCGCTCGCCAGCAGCGCCACCGTCGCCACCAGCCAGGCCCAGCAGGTCAACGCTGCCGGGCCGGTCGATGCGGCCGTCGCCGCCAGCCAGGCCCAGCACGCCAGCGCTGCGGCCAGCGTGGGTATTGCCGTCCAGGCCAGCACCAGCCAGGGACAGGGCAGCAGCGCGCAGGCCGGCGCCATCACGCCGTGGCAGTTCGTTAGCAGCACGCGCAACGACAGCCGCGACGGCAGCGATGCGTTCGTGCCGTTCGCGCTCGCCGCCGGCGACCATGTGGTCGTCAGCGTGGTCCTGACCGGCTACACCAACCCGCTCGACGGTAGCGCCAACACCAGCACCGACCGGGCCTGGACCTTGTCGGTCTCGGACACGGCGGGCAACAGCTACGTCGGGCTGACGCCGGTGCGCGACCAGGTCGTCATCGGGTATCCCCAGTTCCCGGTACAGTGGCTGTACCAGTTCTATTGCGTCAACGCGCTCGGCAACAGCAGCAACGTCGTCACGGTGGCGCCGGTGGCGCCGCCGCCGAACCCGTACAGTTCCGCGCACCCGACGATGATTAGCACCGTCACGGTGCTGAACAGCGGCGGCCCGGCGGCCGAGTTCGGTTCGACGGCCTCGGCGGCCTCGACCGACAACGGCACCGGGACCCTGTCGCTGCCGGCGATGCAGGTGCAGCCCGGCGCCTCCGTGCTGCTCGACTACGTCAGCAACAGCAGCAGCGGCGAAACTGCGACTGGCTGGACGCTGGTCGATAACTACTTCAACGTCTGGCGCACCTACTGGCGGCCGAACAACCAGGCCGCCACCCAGAACACCACCGTCAGCGGCAGCGGCGGCATCCGCGTGCTGGAAGCGGTCGCGCTGCGCAACGCGCAGGGGGCAGCCGGCACCACCCGGCAGGGCCAGACCAGCAGCGCCTCGGTCGAGATCAGCATTGACTTCGTCACCAGCTCGGCCTCGACCAGTCAGGCGCAGAGCGGTTCCGCCGTCGCCGCGACCGCTGCCGACACGACCACCGGCACGGCGCAGGCACAGCGCACGGCAGCCAGTGCGAGCGCCACCCTGCTGGTGTCAAGCAGCACCAGCCAGGCCCAGGCCAGCAGCGCCATCGGCGCCGTGTTCCAGCCCGGGGCGTCCGGCAGCGCGCAGGCGCAGACCACCGCAGCACAGGCGATTGTTGCCAGCACGGCCAGCAGCACCAGCAGCCAGGCGCAGCACCAGTCCGGCGTGGCCGAAGTCACGCTCGATGCTAGCGTGGCAGGGCAGCAGGCCCAGCATGCGGCCGGCCACCTCGCAGGGGAGATCGGCAGCAGCGTCACGACTGCGAGCGCCCAGCGCGCCGGCGGCCAGCTGGCGAACGCGTTCATCGCCGACGCCGCCACCGCGCAGGCCCAGCAGGTTGACGCCCAGGCCGGTGTGGCCAGCCCGGCAGTGGGCGCGACCAGCCAAGGCCAGCGCGCCGCCGCGGAGTCCGCCGTCGGCATCGACACCAGCGCGACCACCGAGCAACGCCAGCGCGTGCGCGCCGCGATGCGCGGCGAAGCCGTCAACACGGTCGAGAGCGGGCAGGTGCAGCACGCCAGCGGCGGGCTTGCCCTGTCGTCGGATGCGCCAGCGGCGACCCGTCAGGGCCAGTCCAGCAACACTCAGGTGGGCGTGGCGGCGGACACGCAGATCGAAGCAGGACAGGCCCAGCACATCGGCGACGGCAACGTCCTGGTCGTGGCGACCGATGCCGTCGTGACCACGGCGCAGGCCGCGCAGCACGCGGCAGGGGTGCTGGAACAGTACCATCCCCGGCCCGGCATGCTGTCGCTGGACACGAAGCGCCTGCACCCGGCACTGGCCGGCACGCCGCACCCCTGGACCTCGCTGGACGGGGCGAACCGCGTGCGCCCGGCCTTGAGCGGGCGCGTAGACTTGAGGCCTGAACGATGAGCACTATCCATATCCTTTATCTCGGCAACAACAGCATCGTGGACGTGACAGGCCTGCGCGACGAAGCAACCGGCGCCTATGTGACCGACGCCAACGTGGTCATGACGCTGCTGACCCAGACCGGGGCAGAGGTGGGCGGCGTGCAGTGGCCGATCCAGCTGGTGTACGTCCCCGAGACCAGCGGCACCTACCGCGCCACGCTGCCGTACACGCTGGACTTGACCGAGGGCGGGCGCTACGTGGCCCGGATCATCGCCAACGCCGGGGCCGGTCTGCGGGCCGAGTGGGACATGCCCTGCGTCGGGCGCCTGCGGACGTAAAAAAGCCGCCCGAGGGCGGCTTCACAGGGGCAGGGCCGGTTCAGGCGGGGCCGTTCTGGTCGCGCCAGATTTGGACCGCATGCTCGGCTGATTCGGCTTCACCGTTGTCGATCACCATGCTGTCGCCGGTGCCGCTGCCCTTCTGGTTGACGTAGGCGTAGCCGAAGGTCGGCGAGTACAGCACGTCCAGCCCGTCGATCTGGTGCAGTTCCAGCACGGCCTCGTCGCCCTGCTCGGCGATCACGGCGGCGGCGTCGTCGCGGCGCTCAATGGCGTGCTGGCGCATGTCGGTGTAGGGGATGGCGTCCTCGATCTGCTGCGTGCTGGTCGAACCCTTGATGGTCAGAATTGAAGTCATGTTGTTCTCCTGTTAGCGTGGTGAATAGCCCTGCTTGGCCAGCGCACCCTGCACGGCCTCGATCCCGCGAATCATGCGGTAGGCCAGTGCGGTGCGCTGGTCGTGCGGCAGGTGCGCTTCGGTCTTGTCGAAGAAGTCATGGAACGTCGAGCGCTTGCAGAACTGCGCCAGCTCCCACGCACAGTCATCGTCCATTGTGGCGGTGATGGTGACGGGATCGTGGCTCATGACGGCTCCTTCTGGACGGTGTAGACGTCGCACCAGAGCAGCATGCTTTTCGCGTAGGCCCACGGCCACCGCAGATACCGCTCCACCGCGATCCGCTCCTTGTGATCCTTCATCGCCGCCCGGTAGGCTTCGACGTCGTTCTGAAACCATGCGTATTCGCCTTCGAGGTCGAAGCAGGGGTCCCTCTCCCAGCTTGCGATCATCTTGCGGTCCTCCTCCGGGATGCCGGCGGGAAGGGTGGGGTAGGCCGGGCCGTTGTACTCCGGTTCTTCGGGCTTGAACCAGTCGGGAATCGCCGTCGGCGCATGGGCGGCGAAGTAGTCGAGCCGCGTGATCGAGTCGTTCATGGCTTGCTCCTTTCAGTTGAGGGTGCTGCGCAGGATGGGCTGGCGAGACACCAGCGCCGGGTCGAAACCGTTATCCCAGGGATAGCGGCTGTTCTCGTCGGTCCAGACCAGCTGGACCGCCGTGTAAGCGGGGTAGCGGTGCTTTGCGGCGAACAGGTACTGGTCGGCGGCGACACGCGGGACCGGCACCAGGCGCGCCGGGTAGCCCTGAGCCACGTCGAGCAGATCCACGTCGAGCGGGGGTACGCCCTCGGTCGTGAAGCGGCGGCCCAGCTCGTTCAGGAACTGGGCCGCAACCTGCGGCGGCAGGCCGAACACGATCACCTCGGGCAGGCCTTTCGCGGCCAGCCCGACGCTGTAGGAAAACGAGGGTGAGGTCGGGCTGCCGAACACGCCCTGCACGGCCCAGCCATGCTTGGCGATCATGTCGTCCATGCCGGCCTCGTAGATCTTGAAGTCCTTCTTTTTCATGGTTCCTCCTTGCGGGTTGGGGTGGTTTCCTGCTCGGCTTTGTACGCCTTGTACAGCGGCGAGCGGTAGATGGTGGACAGGGCGATGCCGACGGCCCTGGCGGCGGCGTAGGCCGTCACCTTGCCGCCACTCTCGCGCATCAAGGCCACGGCCTTGACGACTTCTGCGGACGGACGCCCGCTCATGGGTTCATCCCCACGTCGCGCGGGTCGGTCAGGTCGTAGTCGCGCGCCCAGGCGTCAACGAAGCCCTCGACGGTCTCGCCGCGCACCCAGTCGCGCTCGAACAGTTCGCCGAGCATGGCGGCGTCGTCCCAGCACCAGCGCGACTTGGCGTAGGCCAGCACGCGCGCAAGCAGCTCGACGCACGCCGGGCAGCGGTACATGGTCAGGCCCGGCACCGGGTGGATCTCGGTCATCTGCGCGTGGGGCAGGCTGGCTTCGCAGGCATGGCAGATGCGGGTCGAACCCACCGCGTGCGGGCTGATGCTGGTCGGGCTGTAGTTTCTCGGTCGTTTCATTTCCACTCCTTTCATTTGACGAGCCGCTCGTCAGACTTCGTCACCGGGTGACGAACTTCGTCAGAGCGGCTCATGGGTCAGGTCCCCTGGCTGGCGGCAGGTGCCATGAGGAGGTCGGCGGCGGCGTCCAGGTTGGCACGCAGGCGGCGGCGCTGGTCGCGGTGCTCCGGCCCGTTCAGGCGATAGAACGACTCCACCAAGTCGATCAGGATGGTCATCGCGTGCCCACGGTCGGGCAGATCGCCCTCGTCGATGATGTTCCCGCCCAGCCACTTGCCGAACTCGCTGGACACCTCGTACTCGAACACGCCAGGATAGTCGGGGCGCATCTGGTCGGCAGCGGCACGCAGCGCCGTTATCGCCGGGACCCAGTACATGACGTCGTCGACCACTTCGAGCAGGCCACCGTCGCCGATGTAGTGGGACATGACCTCTTTCAGGTCGGCTTGGTGCAGCCCATCCATCACGAATGCCGCCGTGATCGCGGTCTGGTGCAGGTCCATTGCTCTCTCCTTGGTTGCCGGGACAATTCCCGCACCAGCGCCCGCACGCGGCAGGCGCTGGCACTGGCGCTATCGGTCGGCTCCCGTCTCGCTGGTGTAGTGCCAGCGGGCTGTGCTCAGGCCGTCGTCGAAGCTGACATCATGACGGTCGCACCAGTGCATCAGGTTGCAGAGCAGATCGCCCAGCGCGGTGCCTTCGTCAATGTCGGCCTGATTCAGGCCGGTCATGTCGGCAAAAGCCAGCAGCGCCGTAGAAGCATAGTTGGCGCGGTCGTCGTTCTGGCCCTCGGGATCGGGCGGCAGGGTGGTCACGGTGTTCATTGCTGTGCCTCCGTTTCCTCGTCCTCGTCCTCGTCCTCGACCCCGGCCTGCTCGTTCGACACCCACAGCCAAGCCATGACATACGCGCCGGGATCGTCGCCGCGCGAGACGATGGTGCGGTGGTCAACTTCGAGCGTGCCCTCGTCCAGCAGGTAATGCGTATGCGCGCCGCGCACGTAGGGGTCGTCCGGGTCGTCGCCGATCAGGTTGACGATCTCGACGAACTCCAGGCCGGGGCCGTTCAGACGCTTGGCGAGCGACTCGACCTGCTTGGCGTCCATCGCCTTGACGGTGCCGCCCTTGGTGGCGGTCTCGGTGTAGATCTGGTCGGCGAACGCATCGTCGACCCGGTCGAAGTAGCAGGCCAGCGCGGCCTGGATGGTCGCGTGCTCCTGCGGGTTGAGCGCGTACAGCGCCGGTTTCGTGGTGTCAGACATGGTCAGGCTCCTTTCGTGGTGGTGTCGAGGGAAGGGCAATCGGCAGGCGCGGCCACGGTCCAGCCACGGCCACGCATGGTGATGCCGACGTGGTACAGGGTGTGGTGCGGAATGTCCGGGTCCTCGACGCAGATCACGCTGTTGCACTCAGGGCAGCAGCCAGCCGGGACCAGCTCGCCCGGTTCGAGGTACTCCTGTATGTGGTGGATGTGGTGGATGCCGTTGATCTCGTCCAGCGTGCCGGTCCAGTCGCAGTCCGGGCACTCGTAGACGGTTGGCGCACGCGGCTCCTGCTTCGGCGCGGTGATCGGCAGCGGCGGCGGTGTGAGCGCACCAGCGATCTGCTGCACCAAGTCGAACAGGTCGTTGTAGTCGTCGCCGGTCGGGCACTCCTCCCTGGCGTTCATCTGTGCATCGCGGCTCATTGCGGCTTGGAGCAGCCGCACGATGGTGTCGTATGGCGTTGCTATCATGGCATCCTCCTGTAGTCGGGACCATTCCCGCCTGAGCGCCCCCTTGCGGAGACGCTGAGACTGGCATGGTCAGGGTTGCGGCACCGGCACGGTGACGACCTCGGCCCAATACCCGCTGCTGCGCGCCCTGGCTTCCTCCTTCGCGGCCAGATCCGGCCTGCCGCACCATGTGAGCGGGCCGGGGTTGTCGAACACCCCTGCGGCGCGGCGCTTCTCGACGTAGGCGCGGGCCTTCTCGACGCACTCGGCCTCGTACTGCTCGGGCGTCATGCCGGCGACACGCGCACTCTCGGCCAGCTCGTCCGCCGTGGCCCAGCTTTTCGCGGTGATGGGCTGGTTGGCGTGCTCGACCGCATAGCCGTGGCTGGCCCTGGCACGCTCGCGGGCAGTCTTGATGCTCTGAGCCAGCTCGGTTTCGTAGTCGCGCCGCACCAGCACGATGTGCGTGTAGATGCGCTCGGTCTGGCGGGTGTACTCGACGCCGTTGTAGACGACGCGGTAGGTTTTCTTGGGCATGGCTCAGCCCTCCTCGTAGACGGACAGGTCGTCCACAGTGTGGCCATCGCTGTCGAAGCGCACCACATACGCGCCGGCGACCTGGGCGTAGTGCATGACGGCGGCCAGATCCTCGGGCAGGCCGGACAGGTCCTGCTCCTTCTTGTCGGGCACGGTCACGAACCAGCCGTGCTCATAGGGGGCGATGCTCATGGCGGGCCAGCCAGAGTTCGCCAGACGCAGGCGCAGGCCGTCAACGCTGCGGCCCGGATCGTCGCCGTAGAAGTTCAGGCGCTCGCGCGTGCCCGGCGTCAGGTGGGCGGTGGACAGGTCCAGATAGCCGAACAGGACGCTGTCGACCAGCTCGCCGCGCTCGACGGTTACGTCCGGGTGGAGGTCGCCAGCAGTGACGGCCTCGTCCAGCGAGATCGTCATTTCGGCGGCGGCGTCCTTTGCCGCGTCCAGGTGCGGCGCGGTGATGGTGGTGATAAAGCTGTAGACAGGCATGTTGTTCTCCTCGGTAGTCGGGGACGGCCCCCGCCTGAGCGCCCTGCGTACAAGGCGCTCAGACTGGTTCAGTCGCGCGCTAGTTCGATCTGATGCTCGACCCACTGCCAGTAGCCCAGGATCGTGTTGTCCTCGGCCACATCGTGCCGCCAGTCGCGGCGCAGGTGCTGCGGGTGCTCGCCGTTGTCGCGCTTGGTGCTGTACTTCGTGAACAACTGGTCGGCGGTCAGGTGGTGGTCGGCAATCGCCAGCTCGGGCGGGTAGGAGTCGGGCAGATCGGCCCTGGACAGGTCGGCGGCAATCTGGAACACGTTGGTGTCGCGCTCGATCACGAAGCCCTGGCCGTTGTGCTCGACCATGCCCTGTTCGCGCATGTACTCGTAGACGCGGGTAGCCAGCTCGTAGGACCCCTCGTGCCCCAGCAGGCCTTCCACGGCCCGGATGACGTCCTCGCGCGTGGTGTAGACCGGCTCGTCCGGGTCGATCTCGTATTTGTCCTCGTCGGCCAGCTCGGCGACGGAGAGCAGCACGGAGACTTCCGACAACTCGAACGCAAGGCAGATCCCGTTCTGCTGGGTCAGGTCAATCGCGGTGATGGTGCCGATCTCGCCCTCGGCGGTGGACTTCTCGCCGTCGTCGGTGTCGGAGATCTCGCCGTTGATCGAGCGCACGCGGGTGCCGATCTTCACGCGGGTGCACAGCTCGCGCTGATCCTCGGTCAGCGGCCACACGGACGCCAGCGGGGCCAACTGGTCCCAATGCTCGCAGATGACGTCCACGCAGTCGCCGCCGTTGACCTCCTCGTGAGGGTCGGCGAACCCCAGCAGGCCCAGCGCATCGACGAGGTTGTCGATCACGGGCTGGGTCGTGTCGGGCGTAACCATGAAGCTGTTGACCGTTACGAGGGACTTGGCCCAGGCCGTGGCCTCGATAGCCTTGAACTGGTTCTGGATCGCGGCGCGCAGGGTTGCGGCCATCGGGTGACGGGCCAGCCGCTCGGGCTTGTCCACGTCAAGGGTGACGGTGAAGCGCACTTCGGTGCTCATGGTGGTCTCCTGTGGGTCAGATGTCGCCGTGCTCGGCGAAGGAATAGGCGAACTTCGTGGTGACGACGATGTGGTCGAGCACCCGTACGTCGATCAGGGCCAGGGCCGACTTGAGTGCGTTGGTCAGCATCTGGTCGGCCTCGCTCGGCTGAGCCTTGCCCGACGGGTGGTTATGCGCCAGCAGCACTGCTGCCGCGTTATGGGCCAGCGCCGCCTTGACCACTTCGCGCGGGTAGACACTGGTCTGGGTCAGCGTGCCCCTGAACATTTCCTCACGCGCCACGACACGGTTGTGCGAGTCGAGGAACAGGACCATGAACACCTCATATTCCAACTCGCCCGCGTAGAGGCGCACATAGTGCTGCGCCGTGACAGGGCTGGACAGCACCTCGCCGGGCTGGCGCATGCGGTTCGACAGGATGGAGAGGGCGCGGCGGATGGTCGCATCCTCGCGCTGCCGGCGTGTATCAACGCGCGGCTCTGGTTTCAGCTGCACTACCTGGGCGTTCATAAGTTGGCTCCGTTCAAGTGGAAGGGGAAACGAGGGCGCACAGACCCACATGGATAGTATATAGCATGATGCTATATAGGTGCACACAATAGGCGCTCCCTCGCGCACAAAGGACAGCTCGAATGACCACTCAATATGATTTCGCCGCTGCGGAGGTCGACTACGCGGCAGGCGGGTACAGCATCAACGCCCTGGCCACGAAGCACAGCATCCCCGAACCCACCTTGCGGCGCTACGCCAAGAAGCAGGGCTGGATCAAAGGGACCAGTGATGTTAAGCGGGAACTTGTACGGGAAGCAATGGCTGGCGTACCTGTTGACGAACAGGTGACGAACGGAATGACGAGCGACGAACAGATTCGTCAAGTGCAGATCGACGAGGCCACCCAGGACGTGCGGGACATGACGACCGGCTTGGCCGTGGCACGCAAGGCGATGGACAAGCTGCTGACGATGGTGGACAGCGTCGATCAGCCCAAAGACGTCAAGACGATTGTCGAGGCGAACAAGCTGGCCGTCGAGACGATCCGCAAGATCCGCGAGCTGGACGACCCGGAGGACAGCAGCACCAACGTGACCGTGGCGGTGTCGGATGGATTCGACGAGCTGCGTGCCGCGTTCAAGAAGCGCCTGCAACAGGCCGTAGGGACCAATGCTGACCCTGCCTGACGAGATCCGCGCCGCCCTGCACGCGGCCCCGTTCGACGCGGTGGCCGACCTGTGGGAGGTGATCGAGAGCCAGTACGGCATGGACGGCAAGGCGTGGCTGGGCAGGAACGACCGCTTCTATTTGCTGACGCGCCTGCTGCACCGGCTCGACGCCATCCACCCCTGGATCTACGCACGCTGCCGCGAGGTCGAAACTGAACCGGACGGTGTTCTTGATCTTTGGGCAAGGGAACATTATAAGAGCACGGTTATTACATTTGCGGGCATTATTCAGGAGATTATTGTCAATCCAGAGATCACGATAGGCATTTTTTCCCACACTAAGCCAGTGGCGAGAAAGTTCCTATTGCAGATCAAGCAGGAGCTTGAGGCCAACCGGGAATTGCAGGCCACCTACCCCGACGTGCTGTACCCCGACCCACGCGGCCAGTCGCCAAAGTGGAGCGAAGAAAAAGGCATCGTTGTACGCAGGAAATCAAATCCCAAAGAAGCGACTGTCGAGAGCCACGGCCTTGTCGATGGGCAACCCACCGGCGCACACTTTTTACTGCGCGTATATGACGACGTGGTGACGAGGGAGTCCGTCAGCACCCCGGATCAGGTCAACAAAACGACCACGGCCTGGGAACTCTCGGACAACCTGGGCGCCAGGGGCGAGGACGGCAAGATCCGCGCGTGGCACGTCGGGACGCGCTACAGCTTCATGGACACCTATCAGGAGATCATCGACAGGCGCATCCTCAAGGTGCGGCTGTACCCTGCGACCGCTGACGGCACGCCCGACGGCAAGCCGGTATTCCTGACCCAGGAAGCGTGGGCAGCGAAGAAACTGGCCCAGGGGCCGGCGACGATCGCGTGCCAACAATTGATGAATCCCGCCGCCGGCAACGAGAGCATGTTCAAGAAGGAGTGGCTATCCTTCATCGACATTCGACCCGCCACCTTGAACGTGTACATCATGGTGGACCCGGCCAATTCCAAAAAGAAGGGGTCGGACAACACCGCGATGGCCGTGGTCGGCGTCGATAGCGGCAACAACCGCTACCTGCTCGACGGCTACAGACACAAAATGGGCCTGCGCGAGCGTTGGGAAGCGTTGAAGGGCCTGCGCCGGTACTGGATGTCCCAGCCTGGGGTCCAGGCCGTGCACGTCGGCTACGAGCGGTACGGTCTCCAGTCGGATCTCGAATACTTCGAGGAGCAGATGACCCGCGAGAAGGAGGCGTTCGAGATCGTCGAGCTGGCCTGGACTTCCGACGGGGCGCAATCGAAAGACGACCGCGTCCAGAGGTTGCAGCCCGACTTCATCAGCCGCCGTTTCTATCTCGCCGCCGTGGTCCAGGGCGAGACCGCGAACCAAAAGCGCATCCGCGAACAGGGCCAACCCTTCCGAATCTTCAAGCCTGTGACCAGGCGCGACCACGAAGGGAACATGTACAGTCTCAACAAAGGCTTTTTGGAAGAATATCTGACCTATCCTTTCAGTGCGAAGAAGGATCTGATCGACGCGACCTCCCGCCTGTACGACATGTCGCCGGTCCCGCCGATCATCATCGACGAGCGTGCGCTCGAACCCGAAACCTTCGCCGACGGGGTGTGACGATGCGGATCACGACACGCAAGTTCCATGAGTTCGGTGGCCTGACCTTCTACCAGATGCGCCTGGGCGACTTCGGGATCGAGCTGATGGTGACGGCCAAGCAGATGGAGTTCGGTCGCCACGTCGTCGCACGGCTGCTGTGGAAAGCCAGGGCGGATCTGCGCCGGGTGGCTGCACCACAAGGGTAGAACCATGTGTTACGGGGCGCAGGCCTGACCTCGACCAGTAACAATAGGATGGTGTCCCGCCTAGCTTGACACTGTGCGTTCATGGTCTAGACTCAAGTGGTACACAACCACCACGGAGGGCAGACCATGAGCAAGGGACCAGGGAAGCGGATCGGGTATGTGCGGGTATCGACGACCGACCAGAACACGGAGAGGCAGCTTGACGGGATCGAGCTGGACAAGACGTTCGAGGACAAGTGCAGCGGCAGCACGACCAACAGGCCGGCATTGAAGGCGATGCTCGACTACGTGAGGGACGGCGACACGCTCTACGTCCACTCGCTGGACCGCCTGGGCCGCAACCTGCACGACCTGCTGCTGATGGTGGCCCGCCTGACCGATGACGGCGTGACGGTCATCTTCGTCAAGCAGAACCTGACCTTCTCGGGCGAACCCAACCCGATGAACGACCTGATGCTCGGCCTGCTCGGTGCCGTGGCGCAGTTCGAGAGGGCCATGATCCGCGAGCGGCAGGCCGAAGGGATCGCCATCGCCAAGAGGAAGGGCGTGTACAAGGGCAGGAAGCCCACGCTCGACGACGCCACGGTGCAGGAGCTGCGCCTGCGCGCTGCCGACCCCGCGATCTCCAAGGCCGCGCTGGCCAGGGAGTACGGCATCAGCCGCATGACCATGTACCGCTATCTCGACGGACACGCCTAACGGGCGCTATACTGGACCGGCCAACTGTGGAGGGGGGCCAACGCCTCCGGTGCCGAAAGGTGCCGGGGGCGTTTCTACGTCCGCTCGTCCCGGCCCGGCTTGACCATTGCCACGTAGGGCCTGAGCGCAGCGGTGTACTCGCCCGGCCTGCGGTAGTACCGGCTGCGCCAGTGCGCACCGTACAGCTTGCCGGCGTAGTAGCCCTCACGCTGGCGGCGGCTAGTCATCGGCATCGGCCCGGTCGATCACCACCTCGGCGGTCATGCCCTTGCTGCGGTAGCGGATGCGCAGCGGCAGGATCGGCGGCACCGGACTGCGGGCGTTCATGGTCATCCAGGCGATCCCGTTGTCGGGGAACGGCAGGAAGGGCGGGAACAGCTCCTCACCGCCGACCATCAGGGCAGGCACCAGAGCACGGCGACGGACATGCTTGCCCTGCCAGGTGCCGGCGTACCGGCCCTCTCTCTGGTTCCTGCTGGCCGGCGACTCGTACCGGCGCAGCACCTGGTGCAGCTCCCGCACCTTCTCGGGTGTCCAGGCCGGGATCGGATGGCCGGGGCAGGCATGGATGCCTGTGCTGCCGCATCGTGGACAGGTCATGGCCATAGCCTCTTGAAGTGTTCGGTGCGGCGGTAGGTCCGTGCCGTCAGGTCATACGCCGCATTGCCCGGCGCGTAGTCGAGGTACAGGTTCAGGTCGAGGCTGGCCTGGGGCAGCGACAGGCCGAAGAAGTCGACCAGCACGCCCCGGTTGATGTTGCCGTAGGTCGCCAGCATGCACTCGACGAACTGTAGCCGCATCAGCAGGGCAGGCCGCAGGGTCGACAGCTCCGCCAACGGTGTCGTCCTGCTCATTCGGGTTTCCTCGGTTCGGCGTGGAAGGTGTGCCCGCAGTGCGGGCAGTTGTAGAGCACAAGGTTGTACCAGGGCGCGACCGCCTGCGCATCGGGATGGCTCCACTGGTAGTGGTCCCGCTCCTCGTGCTGCATCGGCTGCTCGGGCGTGCAGAAGCGGCGTGGCAGGGCGCTGTAGTACATCATCCCTCGTCCTCGTCGCCGACCCGCTTGAGCATCCACTCGGCCTGGCCGACGTACTCCATTTCGGCCCACTGGGCGAAGTAGAACGCCTGCCCGCCGGGCTGGCCGTTCTCGCCGGTCATCTGGACGTAGACCATTGCGCCGAAGGTCTTTGGCTCCCGGACCACGGCCATGCAGCAGGCGAACATGGGGTTGCCGACGTCAGGCGAGAGCTGGACGACGTCGCCTTCCTTGAGCTGGCGTTCGTTCGGCTTCACGCGGTGCGCTTCCTGAGTGCGCGGATGGTGTCCTCGATGGCCTTGCGCAGAGAGGCGGCGTCCGGCTCGGGTCCACCATCGTCCGGGTTCAGCACCTCGGTCAGGTAGGCGGCGATCATTTCGTCGGTGTCCAGGTGGTCCACCACATCCCACGGTTTCAGCTTGGCGATCTTGTCCTGGTCGAATTCGATCTTGTCGTTGGTGTCGGTCATGGTCTAGCTCCAGATAGTGTAGAGGCCGCCGATCATGCCGATGATGCACAGCACACCATAGACAGGTTCGGCGAAGGCAATCGCGCAGCAGGCTGCGCAGCAGGCCACGCTGGCGATGGCGCGGGCGGTCGGGTTGGTCATGGCCGGATACCTCGCACTGGCTGGTCGTCGAACGGGATCGACTTGCCCACCTCGGCCTCGTCGAGACGGCGGATCGGCACGAACACGTCGAAGTGCTGCTCGTCCTCGGGGTGCTTGATCGCTTCGAGGAACACGTTGGCGAACTTGGTGCGCCAGTGGATGAACACGCCGCGCTCAGCGTTCCAGCGTGCGACGGTGGCATTGCGGCAGCGCCCCTCGTAGTAGGCGCCGTCGACCAGATCGGCCCTGGCGATGATGGTGCGGGTAGCGTGGGGGTGAATCATTCGTGGCACTCCGTGTCGAGCAGGTGGCGCAGCTGGCGGTAGTCGCTCAGGCTGACTCCCCACTCCGGGTTGGTCTGGACGAAGCGGGCCGCAAGGTCAGGATGGCCGTCGCAGATCGCCACGTCGTCGACGATGGCGTAGGTCTCAACCTCGGGATGCTGGGCCAGCCATGCCGCGATCTCGCTGCCCCGCGTGTCGTAGCTGCCGTGGTCCGGCGTCTCGTCGATCACCGGCAGGTCCAGCGCCTCGGCAACGACGCCCGGACGGTGGTAGATGCGCCAGGTCGAGGACAGGACGATCACCGTCTCGGTCACACGGCACAACCTGCGGATCAGCCCCAGGGCAACGTGGTCGAACTTGGGCATGTCGGCCTCTGAGAAGTCGTGCGGGTAGCCGCCCAGCGCCATGCTGCTGCGGTCGCTATTGACCACGCCGTCGATGTCGAAGAACAGGACCTTCATCGCTGACTCCCGACCAACTGCATGCGCTCGACGAAGTCAGGTCTGGCACGGCAGTACAGCTGGCCGGTCTGCGCGTCGCGGTACACGACCAGATCGGCATGGTCACGCATGGTGCCCGCGCCCTTGGCCTGGCCGATCAGTTCGTACTCGCCGCCCTTGCCGATGCAGGTATAGACCAGAGTCGGGTAGGCGTTCAGCCGGCGTGCGATTTCCTCGGCGTGGGCGATCTCGCGCTCCACCGATCCGAAGTCGCCGCTGATCTCCAGCGCCACGTCGTGGGTGAAGTCGTTGGACTGGATCACGATGCGGCCCTGGCCCCAGTCGCTGACCGACCACGGACCCTTTTCCGTGACTGTCACGGATTCCCGCTGACCTGCCTGTGCCTCGGCGGCACGATGCGCCCGTACCAAGGGCGAGTCCTCGGAAATCACGCCGCGGAGCCGGCGCGGCGCGGTATCGAGCCTTTGAGTAGCAGCTGCGTTCGCCGCCTGCTGCGCCGCCTTGTGCTCCGACGTCAGCCCGGCCGACGCGCCAAACACGGCCAGCGATTCCGCGAGTGCCGCGTCGTGCGCTGCCGGATCGGCACGGCGCGATGCCGCCTCGTACAGCTCGCCGTCGGACGGTGCGGCTTCGGCGTCACCGAACCACCAGTCGAAGGCCGACAGCAGATCGTGGACGGTGAGCTGAAAGCGGGTCCGGTCCAGCGGCTCGGCATCCTCGCGGACCTCGAACTGGCTGCCGATGAACGCGATCGCCTGTTCCGGCGTGGTCGGGATCGTCACGGCGGACGGCTTAATTCCCCCGAATTCGCGGGAATTGGTCCCACCCTCCCGCAGGGACTGGAAGCCAGCATCCATGCAGGTTTCAGCCGGTTCCGGCACCACTGGAACAGCGGTTTGGTCCCGGGCCAGCAGCAGGGCCGCGATCTCGGCGTTCGCGTCGATCAGCTTGCGCTGCACCGTCGTCAGCTCCGTCAGCGTCGACCGCAAGTCGGCCCCAAGCGCCGCCACATGGCTCAGCACCGCCTCGGCCAGGAACATCGGCGCCACGTCAGCCTTGACCACGCCAGCCTCGACCAGCTCCTGGCGAACCATGTCCATGCAGTCGGCCATGCCCTGCGCCGTCAGTTCAGTTTCTTTTTGTTTATCCATCACGCCAGTTTGTCGTCTGGTGTTACCACCTGTCAAGACCTCGGAGATCTCCCCATGAAGAAGTTCGTCAAGCCTGTGGCGAAGCCGGAACAGGTGCCCAGCATGAATCCGCCACCGGCCCCGCCGATGCCGCCGAAGGCTGCGCGTCCGCCGGCCGTGCCGCCCGTCTCGCCGAAGATCCCGGCCGGTCCGTCGCCGATGGCGCGCCCGCCGGTGCCCAAGACCAGCCGCCAGGTGCCCAGCGTGCCGACCGCCCGCGGCGTGGTGCGCACCGACACCCACAACCAGGTCAACCAGGTCCCGGCCCACGCCAAGCACAAGGGCCGGGGTGTGTGATGGCCAGCCCGTTCCCCGACAGACCGTTCGAGCCGTCCCCGGAATTCCGGGACTGGCTGGACCGCCTGGTGGGGAACGGGCCGCCACCGAAGCCCACGCCGATCCCAGAGGACCCCGATGAGTGACGACCGCACGATCCCGAGCTTCTCGACCCGCCTGTGGTCGGAGGAGGTCGGGATGGCCGACCCGAGCGCCAACTTCAACGCGCCGCCGGTGCTCGGCTATACGTTCGGCGGCCGCACCCTGACCACCGACGTCAACTCGACCCTGTACAACCAGGTGCCGCAGATCCCCGCGCTGCTGGACGTGCACTTCGCCACCCGCCAGGCCCAGCGCGTTGCCGCCGCAGCCGCCGTCAGCGAGCATGTCGCCATCGACGGCGTCGCCGCTACTGGCCAGCGCGGCCAGATCGCCGCCGTGTGGGTGCCGGTCGACGGCCTCGAGCCGCAGAACGTCACCGAGGTCGCAACCGGCCAGCGCCAGCTCGCCGCCCTGCTGGGGGGGATCACCAGCGAGAACATCACGACCGGCAGCACCGTCACCACCAGCCAGGGCCAGCGCGGCGTCGCCCAGATCGCCATCAATGGCGCCAACCCGCCGGCCGTCGGCACTGCGTCGTCCGGCCAGCGCCAGTACGCGGCCGCCGTGGTCGCGGTCAACGGCATCCAGCCGGGAAGCGATGCGCCGATCGCCATCGGGGGCGAGATCACCAACTTCAAGCTGGAAAACACGTCGACCGCGCCGCTCGCCAACGCGCCGTTCTCGTTCGGCCAGGTATTCGTGCCGGGCCACCTGCCGGCCGCCGGCGCCAACGTCAGCCTGGCGCTGGCCGACAACACGCCGCTGTCGTGCCAGATCGACGTGAAAGCAACCCACGGCGACGGCTCGGTGCGCCACGCCATCATCAGCGGCATCATCCCGCAGCTGGCCGCAAGCGCCACCCAGACCGTCACGATCCGCCGCGCAGCACCGGCGCCAGGCCTGCCGGCGGTGTCCCTGCCGCCGTCGCTGCCGTCGGCCACGCTCGTCATCGCGGGCGCGACCTACACCGCGACCTGCGCCAACACGGCCCCGGAGACCTGGTTCGCCGGCGCGGTTGCCTCCGACTATGTGTTCAGCGTGCCGCTCATCGGCGCGGGCGGCCCGCATCCGACCCTCACCGCCCAGTTCTCGGTGCGCAAGTTCAGCACCGGGCAGGTACGGGTCGACGCCGCGCTCGAGCACTGCAAGGCCTACACCTCGACCGCGGACATCACCTACGACGTGACGATCGCCGCCAATGGCGCGACGGTCTACAGCAAGACCGGCCTGGTGCACACCCCGACGGCGCGCTGGAAGCGCACCTTCTGGTACGGCGCGGCGCCGGCCCTGCACATCCGCCACAACACGCCCTACCTGATCGCCAGCGGACAGATCCCGAACTACGACCAGAGCATCACGATCCCCGAGAGCGTGCTGAACGGCTACGTCACGACCCTGGCCAGCACCAAGTTCGACCCGATGGGGTTCGGCAACCTGCAGCCGGCGATGGGCACCACCGGCGGGCGCGCCGACATTGGCATCATGCCGGACACCTACGTCGCCACCGTGCTGTCGATGGACAAGCGCGCCAAGGCGATCATGCTGGCCACCGCCGACATCGGCGGCAGCTGGCCGATGTGCCGGCGCGACGACAGCGCCGGGCCGGGCCGCGGCTACCCGCTGTCGGTCATCAACTTCCCGTACGCCTCGATCCTGGGCAACCCCGGCGACTGCATCAACCCGGCCACCGGCAAGAACGAGAGGCTGCCGAACCTGAGCACCGCCACCCAGGGCAGCCCCGACTCGTCGCACCAGCCGGACGTGTATTACCTGCCGTACCTGCTGACCGGCGACCTGTTCTACCTGGAAGGCCTGCACTTCTACTGCACCTTCAACCATTACCAGGACAACCCGTACTACCGCGACTTCGAGAAGGCGCATGTGCGCTCCGACCAGGTGCGCGGGCAGGGCTGGAGCATGCGCACGCTGGCCGAGTGCGCCGCCATCACCCCGGACAGCCACCCGCTCAAGACGCATTTCCAGACCTGGTACACCAACAACATCCGCTGGTTCGTCGCCCGCTACCCGGACGGCAACGACAACACGCTGGGCATCATCACCAACGGCTACGCGCTGGCCTATCCGGTCAACGGCGGCACCAGCAACGGCATCGCGCCGTGGATGGACGACTTCTACACCCAGGCCATCGGCCACGGCGTCGAGCTGCTGGGGAATTCGGAAGCGCGCCGCCTGCTGCTGTGGAAGGCGAAGTTCCAGGTCGGCCGCATGAACGACCCGGCCGTGTGCAACCTGAACGCCTGCACCTACGCGCTCGGCGTGCGCACCACCAGCACCACGCCGTTCTTCGGCTCGCTGGCCGAGTGCTTCACGTTCACCGTCGCCCCGGCCCAGCAGCAGTACGCCTGCAACTCGCCGCAGCGGCTGGCGTTCTCGCCCAACTGCCTGCCGGGCGACATCGACGGCTACCCGAGTTCGATCGACGGCTACCCGGCCAACTACCAGCCGGGCCTGGCGTATGCAGTCGACAGCGGCTATCCGGGCGGCGCCGCCGCCTGGGCCAAGTTCATGGCGCGCCCGACGAAACCGAACTACGGCCTCGGCGCCCAGTTCGCCATCCTGCCGCGCAGCGTCTGAGGCCACCCATGCAGAACGACCGCGAGAACCTGGTGTACCGCGAGTACCAGGCGCTGCCCGAGGCGCTGCGCGCCATGTATTCGTTCGACCAGTACCTCTGGCTCTCCGACATCGAGAAGGTCCGCCTGATCCAGAGCGAGACCGAGCCGGACAGCTACGACTATTAAATAGGACACCCCATGAGCAAACTCCTCGTCGGCCTCGACGACAGCGCCATGACGACCTGCGCCAGCGACATGATCCTGGCCAAGGAGATCGCGGACACCCTGAACACCCACTACCCGGGCCACCTGTGGGCGATCAACGTCGACGGCGGCGTAGCCAACATCCACGACCTGATGCTGTCCGGCCAGTGGGGCTACCGCCTGCTGCTGACGAACATGTACTCCGCATCGGAACTCAAGAAGGACACGATCCGCGCCGGCGGCGAGATCCTCGAACGGTTCCGCCTGAGCCGCGGCCAGTTCAACGAGGCCCAGTACACCCAGCTCAAAACCAATTTCGCCGGCGACTTCGTGTTCGACCGCTAACCGAGGCCCTATGGACGACCAGACCAAACCCGCTGCCCCAACCGAGGCCCCGCCAGACTGGGTCGCGCTGGCCCGAGACGCATACTCTGCCTCGACCAACTGGTTCGATTCGTCCGTGCGCGCCCAGATCGAGGGAGACCTGCGCCAGTTCCAGGGCCAGCACCCCAGCGGCAGCAAGTACCTGGCCGACGCCAACAAGGGCCGCTCGAAACTGTTCCGGCCCAAGACCCGCACCACGATCAGGAAGAACGAGGCCGCCGCGGCCCAGGCCTTCTTCGCCTCCAACGACGTCGTGAAAGTCACGGCCCAGGACGAGGACGATCCCGCGCAGATGGCCAGCGCGGCGGTGATGGGCGAGCTGCTGCAGCACCGGCTGACGAAATCCATCCCCTGGTTCCTCACCTTGGTCGGCGCCTACCAGGACGCCCAGACCGTGGGCGTGGTGGCGTCGTATCAATACTGGCAGTACAACGAGAAGAAGGGCATCGACCGCCCGCAGATCCGCCTGATCCCGATCGAGAACCTGCGCTTCGACCCGGGCGCGGACTGGACCGACCCGGTCGGCACCTCGCCGTACGTGATCGAGCTGATCCCGATGTACGTCAAGGACGTCAAGGCGCGCATGCGCAATGTCGACCCCAAGACCGGCGAGGCGAAGTGGAAAACCCTGCCGGAAGCGACCATCATGGGCGCGACCAAGACCTACGGCGACACCATCCGCCTGCAGCGCGAGGCCCCGCGCCCCGATTCCAAGTACCAGACCCAGGCCAACAATAATTTCAACGTGGTGTGGGTCCACAAGAACATCGTCGAGGTCGACGAGGTCGACTACTGCTACTACACGCTCGGCTGCGAACACCTGCTGTCGGACCCGGTGCCGCTGGGCGAGGTCTACTTCCACGGCCGCCGCCCGTATGTCGTCGGGTCCGCCGTGATCGAGACCCACAAGCTGTACCCCTCGTCGGTGCCGCGCCTGACGAAAGACGTGCAGGCCGAGATCAACGAGGTCGCCAACCAGCGCATCGACAACGTCAAGCTGGCGATGAACAAGCGCTATTTCGCGCGCCGCAACAAGCAGGTCGACCTGCGCAGCGTGACCAGGAACGTGCCCGGCTCGGTGACGCTGGTGCAGGACATCGACGACGTCAAGGTCGTGGAGTTCAACGACGTCACCGGCTCCTCATATAAAGAGCAGGAAGTCCTGAACCTGGATTTTGATGACGTCGCCGGCACCTTCAGCGGCTCCTCGGTGCAGTCGAACAGGAAGCTGAACGAGACCGTCGGCGGCATGCAGATGCTCGACGCCGGCGCCAACCAGGTGTCCGGCTACCAGCTGCGCACCTTCTGCGAGACCTGGGTCGAGCCGGTCCTGCGCCAGCTGGTGATGCTGGAACAGTATTACGAGACCGACGACGCGCTGCTGGCCCTGTGCAGCAAGAGCGCGCAGCTGTTCCAGCGCTTCGGCGTCGACCAGATCACGGACGACATGCTGATGAACGAGTTCACTTTGAATGTGAACGTCGGCATGGGCGCCGTCAACCCGACCGAGCAGGTGCAGCAGTTCATCCAGGGCATGACGGCGCTGGGCAACATGCTGGCCAACGAGGGCCTGGTGAACCTCGGCATGAACACCGAGGAAGTCGTCAAGGAACTGTTCGGCAAGCTGGGGTACAAGGACGGCGCGCGCTTCTTCAACTTCGACGGCAGCGACCCGCGCATCAAGCAGCTGCAGGACCAGGTGTCGCAGCTGCAGCAGCAGCTGGCGCAGAAGGTCGACCCGGCCCTCATCGCCGCGCAGATCCGCAAGATCGACGCCGAGGTGGCCAGCATCGGCGTGAAGGACCGCGTCAGCGCGGCCGACGCCGTCAAGAAGGGCAGCGAGGCGCAGTTCAGCGCGATGCAGACCGCCGAGGTCATCGCCGCCGTGCCGGGCGTGGCCCCGATCGCCGACGAGCTGATGAAGGCCGCCGGCTACCGCCCGCCGCAGCCGAGCGGGATCGACCCGAACTTCCCGCAGCCGGGCATGCCCGCCGCTGGCCTGGGGATCGAAGCCGTGAAAAACCGCCGCACCGGCATCGCCTTCCTGCCGGGCCAGGACCCGTCGACCACCGGCCAGCCGATGCCGCCGATGCCACCCACCGCCGGGACCGGCGCCCGCGCCGGCATCGAGACCACCCGCCCGGATTCGGCGGGTCCGAGCCTGATCGCGCAGGCGGCCTACGCCAACGGCGGCCTGGTCGGCGCGATCCCGGAGGGCCTGGACTACTACGGCCAGCAGCGCGCAGCGGCCAACCTGCTGCGCCGCGGCGGCCAGTTCATCAACCCGGACACGATGGAGCGGGACAACCTGGCCAACTACACCGGCTGGCTTGACGACAAGGGCCTGGGCAAGAACGCGCTCAATTCCAGCCTGGTCGGCGACCAGATGAAGGGCCTCATCACCGACGACCTGGAGACGAACAGCCTGACCCACAGCCTGATGAGCAACCTGTCGACCACCAACTTCGCCGACGGCGGCCTGGTCGACCCGAACAACCCGCTGCAGCCGCTGCAGCAGATCTGGAACGGCGCCGCCAACACGATCAACAACGGCGTGCAGCAGGCGGCGAGCCTGCCGGGCCGTGCGCTGGCCGGCTACGAGCGCCTGTCGAACGAGAACCCGAAGATCAAGCTGGCGCTCGACATGATGCCCTACACCGGCACCGTGACCTCGGCGCTGGACGTGGCCAACGACCTGCGCAAGGGCGAGTACGGCGCCGCCGCGGGTGACGCGATCGGCCTGATCCCCGGCTACAAACTGGCCAAGGCGCCGATCCACAGCGCCGCCCAGCAGGCCATGAAATTCGTCGGCGACAACCGCGGCAAGCTCGACGCCGCGATCAACTCGATCCCCGAGTACGTCGAGAAGATCCAGCGCCAGCAGCAAACGCCCCCCGGCTACGCCGACGGCGGCCTGCTGCAGGGTCCGGGCACCGGCACCTCGGACACCATCCCGGCCCTGATCGACGGCGCGCAGCCGGCCCAGGTGTCGAGCGGCGAGTACGTGATCCCGGCGGCCGTCGTGCAGGTGCTGGGCCAGGACTACCTCGAGGAGCTGGTGATGCAGTTCCACACCCCGGCCGAGGGCGCACCTGGCGCGCCGGCCGACATGGAGCCGATCGGCCTGCAGGGCGGCGACTTCGTCATCCCGGCCGACGTTGTTGACCAGCTGGGCCGAGACTTCTTCGACAAACTTGTGGAGCATTACAGCGAATGAGCATGATCGAGATCGACTTCTCGCAGTTCCCCCCGGAGGTGCGCCAGCTGCTGCACACCGTGCAGTTCGGCCTGGACGTGAAAGCGTTCATGGACGGCGCCGTCGGCCAGTACCTGATCGGCCGCGCCGAGCAGGAGCGACACGCCGCGCTCGAAATGCTGGCCGACGCCGAGGCCAGCGACGTCAACTACGTGCGCGAACTGCAGATGATCGTGCGCCGCGCCGCCAGCTTCACCGAGTGGCTGGAAGAAGCGCGCCTTGCCGGCCAGGCCGCCGAGGCCGAGCTGGCCAGCCAGGAGGGCGAATGATGCTGAGCGAGGATCTTGACCGCATCCTGGACGGCGACGACGCCATGCTGCTGGAACCGCGCGACCTGTTCGACGCCTGCGTGATCGGCATCGCCGAGCGCATCAACCTGCGCGTGGCCGCGTACGACGTGGCCAAGGTGCTGCAGGTCCTGCAGGACCACCACGGCATGGACGAGGAGGAAGCCGAGGAATACTTCGACTTCAACATCGCCGGCAGCTGGGTCGGCGAGGGTTCGCCGGTGTTCGTCCACCAGTTCGGCGAGGACGACTGATGGAAGGCCGCAAGGACGACGGCGGCAAGCTGCGCTACGAGCTGCTGCCAATGGCCCCCATCGACGAGGTCGTGCGCGTATTGACGTTCGGCGCGCAGAAGTACGCCGACGACAACTGGCGGCATGTACCGGACGGCGAGGACCGCTACTACGCCGCCGCCATGCGCCACCTGTCGGCCTGGCGCCAGGGCGAGAACATCGACCCGGAAACCGGCCGCTCGCACCTGGCCCACGCGGCCTGCTGCCTCGTGTTCCTGATGGAGCTGCACGAGTGAAAACCATCATCCACGTCCACCAGCAGAAGATCCGCGCCAACATCGGCAAGCCGGCCGCCGAGCAGGAACCGCCGCTGACCGTGAAAACCTACAAATCGAACGACTACGCGTTCGAGGTCGAGATCCTCGGCCCGTCGCGCGTCGTGTACTCCCCGGACAAGCCGTTGTCCTGCGGCGCGCGCGTGTGGATAGAAGCGCAGGGCGAGGTCAGGATCGTTCGCTAAAGCGTCAGCGTGCGAGGACGTCGCGCGGGTCGATGCCCTGGTCGCTCAGGCGCTTGTACCGGCTGGCGACGGCGCGCGCGTCCGCGATGCTCCATGACCGCACGTCGCCAATGGTGATGCGCAGCTGGATTCTCGGCGTGACGCGCCGCACCTTCGTCTCGAAGATGAACGACTTGGCGCCGCCGCGCGTCACCCGGACGCCCAGGCCCGGACAGGCGCCGTCCCAGTAGAGCGTCTGGTCCTTGCCCTCGGCGCACTCGAACGACGCGATCAGATCAACTGTGAGTTCGGGCCACTGCATGACGATTTCCAAAAAGCGGCAAGCCTAGCACAGTCCGCCCGCCATCCCCGTATCAGACCCGCGCCCGCGGGTTTTTTTTCGCCCGCACCCCGCGGGTTTCACCCAGGAGTCAATCAATGAGCGCTATCCAACCGGACGTGCAAAACGATGCAGCACCGGCAGCACCGGCAGTAGAACCGATCCCGCAGATCGCCGCGCGCGAAGCCGCGCTCGAGGCGCTTGAAGCGCGCCACCAGGCCGAAATGGCCGCCCAGAACGGCTGGCAACTGCCGGCAGATCCGCCGGCCGAGCCGGCCCCGGACCAGCTGTCGCAGCAGCTGAGCGACCCGGCCCCCGAGCCGGCGCCAAGCGCGCAGGCCGCGCCGGCCAAGGTCAAGGTCAAGATCGACGGCGAGGAAACCGAAGTCGCGCTCGACGAGTTGACCCGCCAGTACCAGAAGAATTCCGCCGCCGACAAGCGCCTGGCCGAAGCCACCCGCTTGCTGCGCGAGGCCCAGGAGGCCGAGGCTGTTCGCCTGCTGCGCGAACAGCAGCTGCAGCAGTACCAGGAACAGCTGCAGCAGCAGCCGCAGCACCAGGAACCGAACCCCGCGGTCGGGGGCGCCCGGGCCCCCCCCCCAGAATTTCACCAGGCCCACGTT